TATGCACATTCGTGTTCTAGTGAAACAATACCCAATCTTAACTTTGGATTATGATAGTTCCATGCAAATTGATCTGCAACTACGCTTAGTTGACTAGGATATACCAACATCATACTCCATGCAACTAAATGACCGGTGTCATCATAATATCCTAATATTTCATTATCTTCATAATCTTCTAAAAAGATGGGCATCACGCTTTTAAATTTTTTATACCGACAATATCTAACATAAATGTTATTTAATTCTTCGAATGACCAATTCTTTAGAACTTTTACTTTATCGTTACCCAATAAAGAATAGTTTGTTTTGCTCAAATCAATCCTTGAGTAGTGATATTCCATTTTTTTGTTAACCTTATATCTGCCACACAACTACAAGTATTTTTTGTGCAAATTATTCTTTGTAAATCTATGTTATAATCTTTCCAAACATTTCCATATTTGACTGTCCTACATGCCGCGCCGTATATACTGCCATCTTTATCTATATATAGGTAATTATCGCCTTGCTGACATTTCCAACCTTTATATTTATTTTTCCCGTCTCTAATATAAGCATATAAATCATCAATTACTTTTCCATTTTGTTTTAATTCTGAATTGGAAAAATGACTATTTCTATAATCAATACTGTTTTCATTCCATGTCTGATATGTTCTAGACATAAGGAGTTTATCTTCTTCTGTGTAATTTATTGCATCATCATTTATAAACTTGAATGCAAAACTACAATTTTGTATATTATTTGATTCTATTTTATCGGCTAATTCTAAACATTTTTGTTTGTATGCAGGATTATACATAATAAACACATTTGTAATGTATTTTGAGGACAAAATTTTTGTAATATTCAAAAAATGATCTACATCAGCAAATTCGGCATGAAACGAAAGATAAATTCTATCCAAAGGGGCTTTGAAAGACTTCCAATACCTTAAAGTACGAGAACCATTTGAACTAAAACTAATATCTGCTATGTCCTTTAACGCTTCACAAAAAATCTCTAAGCTAGGCCATAGTGTTGGCTCTCCTCCCATAATATCAAACGCAATTTTTTCACCGTTACTGAAATCCTTTACTAAGTTTATGATCTTATCAGTTTGTTTAGATGAAGGCCACCTATATTTACTATCATGCAATTCAGGTGCACAATATGAACAGGCATAATTGCATACTGTTGTACATTCCCATGTAACGTGCTTATATGGATTTGCAAGCTCAATCATCAAGAACTAACCTAATGTTTTTTCCGGGTCCTGTTTTGCTAGGCAAGTCACCGTATTGGTCAATATACCAATGTATAACAGCACAATACCAATTCCAACTGTTATGATGTGCTTCTTTGTTAAACATCCAAATATTGTTATTTGTTGCTTCCATTGTGCTTAATGCTCTTGCACTTTCTAATTGTAACTGTCTTACTGAAAAATTACTTAAATCCAATTCTCATAAACCTTGTGTATTTTGGTAAATCTCTTTTACCATTATATAAAACTTTACGCATAGTAGTCATTGCTTCAAACTCTTGCAAACTATTTACACAGTTTACATGATCATCTATATCAAAGTAATCATTATTTTGTAAAACTACTAATTTTCCATCTGGAATTTTAGCATACCAATCTGAGAAATTTTGTATATGTTCGCAGCTGGTGTTTATTATTGTATCTGGTTTATCAAGAATAGGCTTACTCATTCTATTATTAGCATTGCTCCAACTTTCCCACCAATGCTCATCATATGTTATATGCATGATATCTTTGGTAACTGATTTAAAACGCCAGTTGTCTACAAACCATGGCTTGTTAAATGTTTCAGCAATGTCAACACAAGTTGGATCAATATCAAAACTTCGTATCTTGTCTACTTTCATACCACTTTCAAAAAGCATTGTAGCAAGTGTAGCATACCATCCAGCACACAAATACACTGTTCCTAAATCTACTTTTTGTTTTTTAAGTTCTTCAACTAACCATAATTTACTTTGTAATTGTCCTCTACTAAAACAATCGTCCCAAATTTCAGTTTCATTTACAAAAAAGTTTTTAAATGCTGCAATAAATTGTGTATCTACATATCTTTCAAGAATAGGCCACAGTTTCCACGTATTGTCTTCCAAGATAAGTTTTCTTAAATCATCATCATTGGCCAATCTAAAAATACTATGCAAATTATTTTCTAAAACTGCTTTACGTAAATCATCTTTTGTGCCGTTAACATCATCCGGAAGCAATCTAAATATACTTGATAAATCTTTGTCTGTATATGCCCTACGTAAATCAGAAATTTTACTATTTGTTGGAAATAACAATTCAAATCTATCTAATAACTCAAATGTTTGCATTTTCAAACTGCTCCTGTAACCAATCAAAGTCATTGATCTTTTTCAATGCTTGTAAATCTCCTTGGTGCAACATACCATATGCAGCGCCTGCTTTTGCTCCTGCAATAGCATACTTACCATATTGTCTTTGTTCTCCAACACTGCACCAAATTTTCAAACGCTCATTTGTTTCATCGTCTTTTTGTCTGTCAATTACTTTACTAGATAATTTACAACACTCTCTAAATCCACTTTTAAAACTGTTGAATGCATCTGTATTAAATGCAGTGACATTACTAATATCATGCACTGCTTTAAACTTGCCACTAATACTAGTTGTCATATCAGGTTTGCTAATATCCATGTTTATGGTTAATTCTTTTGGAAAAAGTTTTACACCGCCATACCCGTATACCATGTCATTAATTGGATTTTGACTACGCCATACATGAACTGTTTCTTTGTCCCAACGTGCAACTTGATAATCAAATTTAAAATCATCTACTATGATTGCATCACCGTCAACGATCCAAAACATATCAGTATCACATAATTTTGCTGCTTCAATGTGTGCTTGGTGGATGCCTTTTACTCCATGCACACGTTTACAGTTTGGAAAACGTTCTAATATACGATTATAATTTTCATCAGCATTAGGTTCTTGGTAACTAATAAAAACAATATCATAAGGCTTTGGTGTTGATATAACTATGTTTACTTCTTTTTTAGCAGCAATAAATTTGTATTCAAATTCTCTTTTGCTAAACTTTGCCTGTTTGCTACATAACACAATACCATCGTGATACTTGCCATTTAGATAAGCATGATTGATTGATCTATCGTAATGACGATCATGACTAAAATAGGTATCGAATTGAAATCTACTAGTAGGATTTACATAATCAGGTATAATCCAAAACATTTCTGTTTTGCTGTTTTTCAATGCTTTCAAATAATCATCATAGGTTTTTGGTTTAAATATTTCATACTTACCTGGCCCGCTTGCTTCGATATCCCATTCCTTTGCATTGACTAAAAATCTATGTTCAACTTCACGCTGTGTTAGAGGACGATGCTTGCTGCAAAGGAACAATCCGTTATACAAATCTTCACCTTGCACCTTGTGTATAAATGCATGATTTTGTTTTCTATCATACTCGTTGTCGTGTGTGAAATAAACATCAGGAATAGTTGACGAAATATTAGCACTACCCATCCAAAACATTTCAGTTGTACTACTTTCTAACGCCTCTAAGTATTCATCATAACTATCTATATCAAAATAATCATATGCTTTAGGACCACTACCTACTACATCCCATTCCTTTGCATTAACTAAAAATCTATGTGTAATTTCTTTTTCATTAAGCGGAGCATGTTTGCTACATAAGAACAAGCCATTACGTTTATCTCCGCAATGCAAAAAATTGTGATTTGTTTTTCGATCATATTCGTTATCATGCGGAAAATACAAATCAGGAATATCTGCTTTAATATTAGCACTACTCATCCAAAACATTTCAGTTTTGCTATTAGCAAATGCATGTAAATAATCTTCATAATTATCAATTTCAAAAACATCATAGTTTGTCCGTGTGCTACCTACAATGTCATGTTCAATCCTATTTACTAGAAATCTATGTTCTATTTCACGCTTGCTTAATTTTGCACGTTTACTACACAAAAATAAACCATTATATGCTTCAAATTCAGTTAAAAATGCATGATTTTGTGCTCGTAGCTGCGATTCATGATGTGTAATATAATAAGAATTAACTAACTCTTTGTTGTGTTGTATATTTTTTGTGCTGATCCAAAACAAATCAGTTGCAGTATGTTCAAGAGCTTGTAAATATTGATTATAAGTGTCTACGTAAAATAAATCAAACGGTTTAGGTTTACTTGCAACAACATCTACTTTTTTTTGCTGCACAAAAAATCTATGCTCTAATTCTCTAGAGCTAAAATTTATATTTTTAGGAACTAAACATATTCCGTCATAAGTTTTATCATTTAAAAAAACATGTGTAATATCTTGGCTGTAATCATCAGGCACATAATCAAAGTTAAAATCTTTTTCAACTTCTATGTCATCAAAAACAATCCAAACAAATTTAGTCAAACTGATTTGCTGTGCTTTTTGCACAGTGTCGGCTTTTTTTGCTACGAAAACTCTTTGCTTGAGTTGGTTATATTGTTCTTGGTTGTTTCCTACAAACACAATGTCAAACATATCATATTATATATGTTCTAAATAACATTGTCAAGACCTAATTGACCGATAAATATACTATAGGAGACATGCTATGGAATTATATGAAGGTGGCCAATATCGCATTGATATTGTAGGAGGCGATAGCTCGCTGATTGTTGATAGTAGTTCAGGAACAATTAGAGCAAATATTGAAAATCACAATGGCGAAATTGTTTTTGATTTAGATATTAGAAAATTTTATGGTTCATTTCAAGGAAATGTTTATGATATTGATAGTGATATAGCATACGATTCGTCTCTAAAAACATTTCATGGAACATTTGACGGAACATTAACCAATAAAGGCTATGTAGTGATTAATCAGCATAGCTCTAACGTTCCATTAGCATCTGACATCTACGGTCCTGGCAATGTTCTTTCTTATGATAGATTACAAAACAAATTTTATGGGAACTTTACAGGTAACATTGTTGATTCCAACGGTAATGTTTTGCTTTCAACAGATTCAGACTTTCCAAAAATAATTGCTGATGTCCAAGGTAACGTTTTTGATAGCAGCGGTGTTGTAATATTAGATGTTGAAAACAATCGTTTGAATAACATTGCATACTCAGGAAGTATACAAAAGCAAATCACTCCAGGAAACTATGATTACGCATACAATCAAGCTACAGATATTTTTAAAGGTAAGTTTTACGGAAATATAATTGACGAGTCTTCAAACATTCTAATAGATGTTGACACTCATAAAATTAATATTCCTTTATATAGCGATATTAGAAGTTTAATAAACGGCCAAGTTATATATGACGCAAATACCGAAACCTTTGCAGGAAATGTATCAGGCGATATTGTAGATGACGGATACGATATAGTTTTGAACCCAAGTTTGAGAATGTTACAAGCTAGTGTATACGACGACCAAGGCAATATATTGTTAGATTTTGAAACCGGCGAGTTCCACGGATCTATAGTATCTCAATCTTCAACTACACTTGAAGGTAATATTGTAGACGGTGGCGATGTGATTTTTGCATTGCAAACCAGAACCTTTTTAGAAGATATATCTGGTAATTTTGTTGGCAGCTTTAAGGGTAATCTTTTAAACGGTGATGACAACTATGTTTTTGACTATTCAGCTAATCAGTTAAATGCAGAAATTGTTAGTGCAACAACATTAAATGGACACCATGTAGGAACGCATTCAGGTAATTATACACATTCAGACGGTGTTTTATTTGATGCAACATTGAAACACTGGAGCGGTGTTAGTCTAAACGGTAATATTTTTGCAGATAATGGGTTAGAAGTTTTTGATCCTTCAGCAAATACATTATCTACAACTACTGTATATGCAGATAATATCGTTGCTACAAGTTTAGATCTTGACACTATCGAAATAACATCGGAAGGTATAAGTGTAATTGTTGAAAGCGCATACAGTATCCCAGCATTAACCGGAAAATTTTACCGTGCTACACAGCCAAATATTCCCGACTGGTATCAACAAGGTTTTAGAGTAGAAGCTATTGGTGGTTCATGGTTAGACCCATTACCAATTACAGCAGGAACAAAACTACCTGCCCTTGCATTTAATGCAGCAATTGCAATCAATCCTGATCCAGAAGATTCTACTTACGAAAACGATACCGAAATGCAATTTGCCACTATTGCAGGCATTTATGCAAAAGTTCCTGATGATGCAACAATTAGCTTATCGGCAGGTGAGCATAGAGGTTGCCCAGGCGAATTAATCTTTGCTACACAATCACCAACCTATGGTAGCAATTACATGATATTTGATTCTAATGGACAACTTGCGGTATCATTAAAAGATTTTAAAGTTCATGGAGAAACAGGAGTAATACCTAGTAATACAAGCACACCTGATAGTTGGTTACAAGCAACTGTTAACGGCGAAACAAAGTTTATTCCACTTTATAGCTAATGTTTGAATACTATTACAACACAGTGCCAGGCAAAGGCCTGTGTAGAAATAATCTTGTATATACAAGCAAGATAGACAGACAAAACAATCTGTTTAGTGTTCATTACACAGTAGATCAAAACTATCACAAAAATCAATGTTTACCTCAAAGTGTGCTGAACGAAAAATGGCGTAGAGAATTTAAGTATACACTAGAAGCACCTCATACACTAGATGTAAAAGAACTAGACAGTATTAAACGTAGAATAATTTTTAACATACAAGGCGACGACTTTTGGCAACTTGCTAATTGTGATTGGCGTAATTTTGATAAAGTATTGCCAGACTGGCAAGAACAAATGCTCACTATACTACAGGACTATAGAAATAAAGGCATTTGGAAATACAGTTTACATCCAAGCAGTTTTTTTATCATAGATGATCAGCTTAGAACTATAAATCATTTTTTTTGTTACAGTGATGACGAACCAGAAGTAAGTATAGAAAGTGTGCTAGATCATATTAGCAAAGATAGACAAGCAAAACTTTTTGAATATTTAAATTACAACGGAATAGATCCAAGCAAAACCTTTTCTTTTAAGTTTTATGGAGGTGTCGTGTTAGATAACTTTAATAACGATTACCCTAAAGAATTTATTGAGTTAGCAAAGAAAATTTATATGGCATAACTTGACGTAATTCATTTATCCAAAAATCATTTGTTATAAACTTTACACCTGTAGTAGTAATACAAAATTTATTCATTGCTCCGCGTCTGTTGATTTCGTTTAATAACGGTGAAATATATTTGTCAAATACAAATCTTGGATTTTCTCCGGCACCAATAATTTCTACTGGTTTGTTTACCCAAGTCGATCTTTTAAGTAAACATCTAACTACCAATTGATATCTTGGAAATTGGCCAAAATTAGCAGCACTGTGATTACGTCCAGCATCCATTAGGTAGTATTTGCCGTCTGATTCTAAAGGATACATTTTGTTATTGTTTAGGTCAAATAATGCTGCTTGATCTCCTGATATATTCAAATGATATCTGTTGTCAATATCACTGTGAGCAAAATAACAAGTTCCAGACTCTTGACGTATAATTCTTGCTTCGCCTATGTTTTGTAAAGGTTGTAACAAACGTTCAAATACTGTGCCGCTATATTCAGGCAATATTTCCCATGGATCATAGAAAAAATCTCCTTTAGGTTTGTTTAAAACAGTTTTACCTGTCATTTCTTGGCATAGCGCATTGGCTTCTAAAAGTGTAGCAGGAGTTGTTGTAAATTCAGTGTTAGTTAGCATAAAGTATTTAATGAATAAGTATTTGTATGATACGTGGTTTCGAAAACTTACCCTACATCGACTTGGATCCTTTTTTAGACATAGAAGGATTTAAAAATTTAAATGCAGAAATCTGTAGAGGCATGGCTCAAGCAAGACCATTCGCCAAAGAAGGCACATGGATGCCAGCAGGGTTTGACTTAAAAGACATGAGCTATATTGGCAATTGGAAGCCTGTATACAAAGCATTTGAAGAATACCAAGCACTAGAAGCAGATAATCCTATACGCATAGAAGGCGATAAGATTTTTCCTACAGACTTTACAAATTATGCCGAACGTAATCAATTTGTTAGATATTTGAAAAGTGCCATGGGCGCACATGATCCGTATACTTACTATGTGCTACAAGAAGAAGGCACTAATATGAAAGACAGAGGTGCTGAACAAAGAGCAGCAACAGAAGAAAGTGATTACTTTCCAGGTGTTATGCGTTGGATAGCACAACTACAAGAAAAATCAATTGTAGAACACGTAGGTAGAGTTATGTTTTTTGTAAGTGAAGCAAGTAGTAGACCTTTTGAACATAGAGATTTAGATCCAGAAGTCAAAGACTATACTGATCACAACATCGAGTTTATTCATATACGTCCAAACACCAAGCGTGGCTTTTATATTTGGGATCCAGAGCACAAACGCAAGCATTATGTAAATTCACATGCTTGTTTTTTCAATGATCAAGACTGGCACGGTGGTGAATTTTCTATGGAACAAGAATATGGACTACGTATTGACTGTAAATTTACTCAAGAATTCAAAGAACGCATAGGAATAGGACACTTGACACATTACTAAAATGTGTTATAATTTAGTATGGTAATCGACGGAGTTTACATCCCCCTTAAAAGAAATTGGAATAGAATTGGCATCAGTCTAAGTGGCGGTGCTGACAGTGCTTTGCTGGCTTATTTTGTGTTGAGTAATACAAACGCTGATATCTACTTCACTACACAAGTGCGTATGTGGAAAACACGCCCTTGGCAACGTTGGGTTGCTAAAGATGTGGTTCATTGGTTCCGTGAAAAGTTTCATAATCGCATTGAACATATAGAGGGCTTTATACCACCAGAGATGGAAGAGCCAAACACAACCTATATCACAGACGAGTATGGACAAAGCAAGCCTGGTAACAGGATTATACTACGAGCTCACAATGAATACATTGCACACCTACACAAACTTGACGCATGGTATGCTGCTGTGACACTTAATCCAGATGAAAAGTTTGAAGGTGCTCCCGAGGACAGAGAATATGCTAGATTGCCTGCCGAAACAAAACATATGGGTGTAACAGTGTGTCATCCTTTTAGTATGGTTCGTAAAAATTGGATTATAAAACAGTATGTTGATTATGAAATCGGCGAACTGTTGGAAATAACACGTAGTTGTGAAGGAGAATTTGAAGGGCTAGACTATACAACATACAAACATTATCAACATGTGCCATACTGTAACGAATGTTTTTGGTGTAAAGAACGTGAATGGGGTATAGCAAATGCATCCAAGTAAAACTTTTTGTTTACACCCTTTTACAGGTCTTGCTACTAGAGAAGACGGTGCAATCAAAGTATGCTGTCGTAGTCAACCAATTGGCTGGATACAAGATGAAACATTGGAAAGTGCATGGAATAACAAAAACATGCTTAGAGTGCGTGAGCAAGTATTAAATAATGAAATACCAGCCGAATGTGTTCCTTGTTTTGATTTAGAAGCACAAGGTGTAGAAAGTTTAAGGCAAAGACACATACGTGATAGTTTTCCTGATGCACGTATAAACCTGTATCCTGATGCATTAGACAAACTCAATGATGACTATACCATGCCGTTTGAGTTTCCTACTATTGAGATAAAAATTAACAACTTGTGCAATCTCAAGTGTAGAATGTGCAATCCATTAGACAGCACACAGTGGAAAGACTGGGAACAAGTAGAACAGTTTTATGAGGAAGAAGGCAACTACCTAGTGGATGCTGTGCGCAAACTAGGATTAACACGAGCACCATACATTGGCTTGTTTGAAGACAGTGTAGAGTTTTGGAGCAATCTTGAAAAATTGCTTCCATATTTCCGCAGAATTGAGTTTGCTGGTGGCGAACCACTGATGGATCCTAGTCACTATCGCATTTTAGATATGTTAGCACCATACGGCGAAAACATTGAAATAAAGTATGCTACAAACGGCACAGTGACTGGTATAAAGGGCGGAAGGACCATACACGACTATTGGCCTAAGTTTAAAAACGTGGTCGTAAATGTAAGCATAGACGGGCTACACGATGTGTATGAATACATTAGAGGCAATGGTAAGTTTGAAGAAGTGGAAGAAAATGTCAAAATCTTTAAGAGCTTTCCCAATGTTAAATATGTTGTAGGTGCTTGCACTGTCCAAGCAGGTAATGTTTTACAATTGCCACAGATTATCGATTATTTTTTAAACACAATGGGCATTGTGTTTTACTCGCACAGAGTAAACTATCCAAATGTTTTAAGTGCTCAGTGTTTACCAAACACATACAAGCAAAAAGTTGTAAAAGAATTAATTAAAATTAAAGAAGATGTAAAAAATTATCCTATTATGAGTATAAACGATAAGATACTACCTATTACATTACGACAAATTGATGATAACATTAACTTTCTATTAGCCAAGGACTTGTCTCACAAATGGCCACAAACTGTAGAGTTCAATCGTAGATTAGACAAAAGCCGTAATCAAACAAATTTTGAAGACTTAATTAATGATTACGCAAATTAAAAATAATATCAATGACGATACACTAATGATAGATATGAGTATTGGTAATATTTGTAATTATCAATGCTGGTATTGTTTTGAAGGAGCACACGAAGGTAATTATAAATGGTTTGATTACGATCTATTAATTAAGAATACAGACAGACTGCTCAAATGGTATATGAGTCAAGGTAAAACTAAATTCGATATTCATTTTGTAGGCGGTGAACCTACACACTGGCCAAAGTTACTAGATTATATAAAATATTTAAAAGATAATTACACTTGTTTGATAAGCATGACTAGCAATGGTAGTAAAAAATTAGACTTATGGAATAATTTTGCCAAATATTTTGACAAAATACATCTAAGTTATCATCATCAACAAGCCAATCTACAGTCATTTATTAACGTTGCTGATTTACTATATAAAAATAAAGTTATTGTAAGTGCTAGTGTAATGATGGATCCGTTAGCTTGGGACAAATGTATATCAGCAGTTAAACAAATGAAAAAAAGCAAATATCGCTGGACTATTAGATATACAGAAATTCTAAGTCATGAAAAATATACAGAAAAACAAAAAATTATTTTAAAAAAACATAAAGCTCGTAGTGCTAATCCTTTTTGGTTTTTTATTAATAACAAATACAAATCAACTAAAATATATGTAGACGAAAAACGTGTGCCAGACAATTATATTTTAGTAAATAAACTTAATACTTTCAAAGGTTGGAAATGTAATTTAGGATTAGACTGGATACATATTAGCCCAAATGGTGAATTAAGTGGAACATGTGGACAACATTTATTTGGCAAAGATAAAAATTATAATTTTAGACAAAAAACATTTTATAAAAAATTTAATCCCACATTACAACCTGTTATTTGCACTCAATGCGAGTGTAAATGTATGCCGGAGACTAATATTAGTAAATGTTTAGTGTAGAAAACAGATGGCCGCATTACAGAGATAGTGTAAAAGTAGAATGGAATTTAGGAAAACGTTGCAACCTAGATTGTTCCTACTGTCCTCCTGAAATACATGACCAGCACAGTCCACATACAAACATAGGCAAACTTTTTGAAACTGTAGATAGATTATCCGAAATTGAAAATGTTAGGATAAGTTTTACAGGAGGCGAACCTTGTGTGCATCCACAATTTGAACAATTGATAGAATATGCTAGACCAAAGATCAAATGGCTTAGTGTAACTACTAACGGAACAAGGAAGTCAGACTTCTATTTAAATTTACGTGTAAATTATATCGTTTTTAGTTTACATCTTGAAGATGTTGATTGGAGTGTAAGACTTGATAACATAATTTATCTTGCCGGAACATTAGGAGGCACGAAATTTCCAAAAGATTATCATGTAATGTTAATGGCTCATCAAGATTATATGCCTGAAGTAAAATTAGCCACAAGATGGTTAACTGAACACAATATTCCATTTAGTATTAGACGTATACGTTGGACTGAAAAACATGACTGGTTTGACGATATGCGTTATGATTTAAAAGATTTAGAATGGATTAAAAGCACAGAAACAACTGCGAAACCAAATACACTTGTTGATAGCAAAGAACTAATGCATACAAATGATATATTAAAAAATAAATTAAATATGTTTAAAGGATGGCAATGCAGAGCAGGAATAGAAAGTTTAATGATCAACTGGGACGGTGAAGTGCATAGAGCAACCTGTAGAGTTGGTGGCAGTCTGGGAAATATATACGAAGGAACATTTGTTAGGCCAGATCAGCATGTTATTTGCACCAGAAATTGGTGCACTTGTGCAGCAGATGTAAATATTACAAAATGGAAGTAGATGCAATCAAACTAACAAACCCCGAACCAATGATGGTTACTTGGGACATCGGCAGAAGGTGTAATTTTGATTGCACTTATTGTGAAAGCACACGACACAATACATACAGTCCTCCTACTAGTTGGCAAAATTTATGTTCTACATTAGATTTTATAAAACAATACACAAGATTATACAATCAACCCAATGCTAACATTGGCTTTACTGGAGGTGAGCCAACTGTAAATCCACGCTTCTGGGACTTTGTAGAAAAAATAAACAACGAAACCGAGTTTCAAGTTGGTATGACCAGTAACGGAACATGGCCAGAAAAGCATATTGACTTTATAAAAAATAACTTTGTGGGTATAACACTGAGTTACCATGCCGAAGCTAATCTTTTTAGCAAAGAACGCACTATTAATAATGCTATACTTGTAAAACAAGCAGGAATGTGGCTTACTGTGAATGTAATGATGCACACCGACCACTGGGATGAGTGTGTAGAAGTTCACGAAAAACTTAAATCACACGGAATAGACAGCAAGCCTACTATGATCGGCGATGGTAATCTAGGTGTCACAGATTGGTTTTTGGACACAGAAGGTGTTCAGCGTAGGACAAGCCATCCATATAACAAACAACAACAAGAATGGTATTTACAAGAAAAAGGATTGCCAACAGATATAGTGGAAAAAATCACCGAAGGCTATGAATTGCCTAGAGGATGCTGTGGTGCTAGAAGTATAGAAGGTAGTTGTAATGGCTGTTGGCAGAATGTAGAAGCAGTGAACACCAACTTCAAAGGCTGGTATTGTGCTGTTAATCGTTATTTTCTACACATTGATCAACACACAGAAAAAGTATATCACCATCAAACCTGTCAAACCAGTTTCAGTGGCAGGAAAGGTCCAATAGGCAGGCTAGGTAATCCTGATGGTATACTAAACTATGCTTATGAAAACAGAAATAGGATCATACGCTGCCCACACAATAGATGTGGTTGCGGTATGTGTGTGCCCAAAGCTAAGTCACTTGATGTTTTTCAACAAATTGTTGGCTCGGGTTTGTAGTTAGATTGCCACAGGTTCTAGCACAGGTATACAGTTTATGTGTGGTCCAATAGCGTTTCCACACTGATGTATATCCGGGCTTGCTGATAACTTGTTTGATGCTTTGTTTGTGTAAATTTGTGTTGCCCATGTCTGCTATCAAAAACTCATATTGACTTTTGATTTTTTGTTTTGCTTCATACAGCGGATCTTGTCGTATATGATAGTTGTAGGGTATACTGGCTAAAAAGCAGCAAGGCATTAAATCTAAGTGTGCGTCTATGTAAACTTCACGTTGCTTTTTTGCCCAACAGTCTATTACACTTGCTGATACTAGTTCGGGTATTTGTTTAGGATCAATAGGTTCTGTAGGTGTGTGTGGTTCCAGTGTGTCTATAACATGTCCTAGATTGTTTTTTACATCAAAGCTGTTTTCAAAAGCAAATCTACTGCTGTCTTTCACAGTGAAATATTTGAATCCATAATATTTTGCAACTTCCTGTGCTGCAATTACTTGATCAGCATTGTGCTTGAATCTTATCATGCTCCATTCTGCGGTGCCGCCAGCATTGATAAATGCTCTAGCATTGTTTATAATTTTGTTGAAGTCGGTGTTGATTCTATATTTGCTGTGGGTATCAGCTAATCCGTCTATGGCAAAAACAACTTTGTGTTCTGCGGGCAAATGTTTAGGCAATTCTTTCCACCAACGTTCATTTCGCAAACTACCATTGGTGTGTATATCAACATATATGCCGTCATCTTTTATCCAGTCTAACATTTTAACCAAATGAAAGTTTAGCAACGGATCACCAAAGTTTCCACAAAATGTGATTTTTTCAATTTGGCTCTTGACTTCTTGCTCAAAAACCTGTATAAAGTCATTAACAGTCCAGTCTGCTTCACGTAGCAAAGGATTTTCAATGCCACCATGATAATTCCTGCTACACATAGGACATTGTGCTTGGCAACGATTTGATATTTCTATGTGGACGCTTTTGAGATCTGTAAAACTAAACACTTTTTATTTATATGCGCACTTAATGAACTAAATACCATATGGATCATATAGAATTTTATCAGCAGCACAAAGATGCCGCAACAGAATTACATCCACTTCCAGATTATGATTTAGAAGATCAAGCACGTTGGATTATTTCAGGACATGGCTATCAATATCTAGAACTAGACTGGATGTTTCCTACTGCTCAATGGCAGAAAGAAAGCAATTTAGCTGAACCTCATTATGTAGCACATAGAGATGAAGCCACAGGAGAAGGCACACACAACGGATGGAGTAGTTGTGTGCTACACGGTATAGGCATAGACAAAACCAATGTGTATCAAACATATGGATATGAAACAGAGCCTAAATATTCATGGACTGAACTAGGTGTTAAATGTAAAAGCATACGTATGTTTTTTGAGAGTGTGTTTCCAGCAGAACGCTTTGCTAGAATACGCTTTATGCGATTAGCACCCGGTGGTTGGATATCACCGCACAATGACTTTTCACCCATGGTAACTTCAGAAAATCTTTTTGATTTTCCTATTCCTGTTAACATTGCTGTGGATCATCCTGACGATTGTCACATGACCTTAAAGGATGCTGGTGTAGTTCCTTTTGAGTCTGGCAAGATGTGTTTGGTAAACATATTCCGTGATCACAGTGTAGTAAACTTTAGTGACCGTCCAAGAATACACATTATAGCACACTGCTATTTGGGCAATCGTAAGAAAGAATACTGTCAACTAATTGTAGATAGTTATCGTAAACAACATGAACGTATATCCAAGCAAATTCACTGATCGTAAAACCTGTGTATGTATTGTCAACGATGTTGCTGAATACACAGTGGACCGAGAACTGGTTGTAAACCGTGCTGACTACACAATCAGCAACTTAACTGGCCAGGGCTATACTGTTTTTGAACATACCAATGTAGACAAACTGCTACAACGTGCCTGTGGCAAATACGATCATGCTGTTGTTATCAGTGCTGGCACAGAATTTATCAACGGCACACAGTTTTTTGACACCCATCCTGAAGAATATGATTTGCTGTGTCACATACTGGACGGTGGAGATGCTTACTATGGCATACACCCACAGTGTTTCAGCATCAACTTACAAACATATGTTGACCTAGGCTGTCCTAAGTTTGGAAAATCACAGTTCTTTACTGATTACCAAGCACTTGAACCAATGCGTAGTCATGATAGCATACATGACGACTACCTACCAACATGGGTAGGCTCTGGAAAAATCATTGTAAACTACAAACACAAACAAGCAGGTTGGAATCTAATCAAAACACTGCTGGACAACCATCGCACCATAGAAGCGTATAGCAAAGATCAACGTGAGGGCAAGTTTTATCAATACAGGTCAGGAGAAACTTCTAGCTATATCTATCAAAAATACAACTACTGTTTGACCACACATGTTCACACACAAGCAACAGGCAAGCCCAACTATCCAAGAGTGTATGACACACCTGTTATGCGTCTTGTAGCACCTGCTAATCCTGCTGCTGCGGAACAACGTGGACCTGCTGCTGAACACATTTACTATGATTACAATTTGGCAGCATTAGAAGCAGCAGGCGGCGGCATACACATTGATCCTGTGAACACACCTGATGACTTTGTAGCACACATACCCAAAGACAATCCTCAAGGCACAGTGATTGACATGAGCAATGTTTTTTGCTATGAAGGCACTGCTGCTATGTATAGTTTACGCTATAGAGTAGAGCAAGAAAATAAATTGATACTTGCTTTACAAAAAGAACTAGGTGATGCTACTGTGATATTTGATCAACGGGCAGCAGAGGGTATACAACCTTGGCAACCAGAAACAGGGCTTGTGAAAGATCTTACCCTTACTGATTTTGACGGTTTAGATCTGCCATCATGGCATCAAACTGTGATTTAGTTCGTGCTTTAGGCGCACATATACCACACCAACAACTTGACTTTTTACAAACTATGCCGCGATTGTGTGCTGATGTGAGCATAGCATCTGGGTTGTTCAAGTTGCCAATAGGTCCTACACTGCTTGAATAATTCATCCTACAGTCTTTGTTGGTAAACACTTCGCCTGTGTTTTGTCTAATATACAAAAAGTGATCTGCTACACTACAATGCCAATTTTTAAATCTGTTGTCTACACGTTTGGTATCACAGCCACTGGCGCACAGTGTTTTGCCACCGCAGCAGGCTCTTCCTTCAGCACTGAGGTTAAGTCCTTTTACCAGCGCATGAGAAATTTTGTCTTTGATCGAAATCTTACGTCCCAGTAAATATTCTGCTTGTTCAGCAGAGTAGTTCCAACGCATGTCTAACCAATGATGATCAATCTGTCTTGGCAGATGTGGTATGTGATAGGCCTTACACCATTCAATCATTTGAACACAGTCCGCCCAGTGTCTTGGATCCATCATGATGTTTACACAAAAGTTTTTGTCTTTGCCTTTACAATACATGATGTTTTGTCTAACCATGTCTTTTTGTTTTTGGGTAGCACTGGCATGATAACTTATTGTGTAGTAGTCCACAAACTCAGATACTCTGGTCCACTGTTTTACGCCAACTACAGCATTGGTTATAAATGCTATGCCCATATACCAATCGTATTTTTGTCTTTTGAAGTTTATCCATTTCAGTATATCAACTATGTGTGGATGGAATAAACTTTCACCGCCTTGTATGTTTAAGTTGGCTTGCCTGGCTGACTCAGGACGCTCGGACATTTTGAGATCAACATAGCGAAATATAAAATCCACAGTCTCATTACACTCTCCTAAACTAGGATGTTCTGTGTTGTTGTCATGGCCATCGCCACAATACGCACAATCAAGATTACATTTCAGTGTGCTTTCCCAAGCAACTTGGAATATTCTGTCGTCTTTTGGTATTAGTGTATCAAACATGTGCTCTCCACTTGGTGGTTATTGTTTCGCCGCTACATGGACATGTGTATTTACTACATTTTACAGGTTTGATTTCAATATCGGGTAAATCATAGATGTTGTAGCCAAGATCAGTTCCGCAATTGCCGCCGACATTGCCCTGCCTATCTATTTTTACCGTATCAACACCTAAATTACACTGCCAACCCTCAAAGTGATTTAGATCATTAACCATAAAGTAGTTGTCATCTGTGTGTGCTACTCCGTCTATGTTGAATTCAGTCCTTGGTTTGCGTTGGACTTCTTGATACCAATCCATATCAGGATATTGCTTGATTGGATCACGCACATACTCGAGTTGTTCCTCGTTATAGCGATGTTTGCCATCATACAAAACAGTTTTAGCAAGCACTGGAAACAGCTTTATACCGCCCGTTACAGCGTCTACAAGCGTCTTACAGCGTTCAAAGTGTTCAGGATCCATCAACACGTCAATATTTGTTTCTACACGGTAATCGTATAACAATTCGGCAACACTGAGACAATGAGAAGGATTTCCCGATTCATGATGTAGACTGATATGGACCACATCAAAACAATGCCAGTGTCTTCTCCACCAACTGAGACTTTGACTGGCATTGGTGCTCAAGCATATTTTTATATCATGTGCCATTTTAAGTGTATTACACAACCTCGGTAGGTGTTTCCACAGTGTAGGCTCACCACCAATCAAATACAGTCTAGTGGGTCTGTCATGTTGCTTGATATATTTCAGCAGTGCTGTTTCTAATCTACCTACGTCAGGCCAGCGCACTGTGCCTTCATTGGCACCAGGAAAACAATAGCTACACCGGTAATTACAAGTGTTGCCCAAGTCTAATTCAATGACAAAGTCAGTATCGTGATTTTCAATATGCTTCATAACAAATGTGCTAATTCAGGAAACACTGTTTTAGCATCAACTCCTCTGATAGCATCTAGTTTGTTTACATATTCTTTGAACCCTGGCAGCACGTGGCTCTTGTCGTCTGCGTCCATGTGATTCAATATTGCTTCCCAGCGTCTCCAACCATAAGGATTGTGTTCCCAAAAGGTAGAGTCCGTTGTCCAATTATCTCGCAGATAGTTTTTAAATTTACCAAACAATTCACGTATTTCTGCTTTGTCCTCTTTGGGCAATATTTGTATACTCAAAAACGTTGGTATGTATAGTAGGTGCATGTTCACTAAGCCGCCGCCTGCTTTTACACCTCGGATTTCTTCTGTGTTGACTTTTTTAAAATCCTGTGATATTTTCCAATGTATAAAATCTGGCAAATGTTTTATGTTGAAAATTTGTATAGCAGTAGCAATACTTGGGCGTATGTTGTCTGGTGTATTATCCAAAATGTGTAAATTGCGTTCTACTGTATCCCAGTCAGTAGGATAACGTATGTAGTTGTTGCGTGGTCCAGCAGCGTCCATGCTAACACCTACTTTTACTATTTCAAAATGACTCCACAACTCAATTAAATCTTTATCGACCAATATGCCATTTGTATTGTAGCGTAGACGTATGCGTTTGTTGTATCCTTGTCTAACAATTTCTTCAATGAACTTTTTGTGTTCAGCAATCATTAGTGGTTCGCCGCCAGCAAAGTATACTTCACGTAGATTGGGTATTTGTTTGTATAAGTCGTCCCAGAATATTTCTTGTTCATGCCACTTGTTGTTGAAAGCAGCTTTATCCCACTGCATCTGTCTTTTGACTTCTGGATCTTCTAGCTGTGGCTCTAATACTTTCCAGTCCTTTACCCACTTGCTACTATCATGTGGCGAACACATTACACACTTGATATTACAAGTATGCCCAAGACGTAGGTCTAAATATTGTAGTTCTTCTTTGTAGTATCCATTTTTGTGTGTTTCGTTTAATAAATCTTGTATATCAAGACCACGTTCCATCCACGTTCCTGTTTCCCACACACGTTTGCTTACTACACCTTTTGATTCTTCAGCAAAACATTTACTACAACTTGCAGGTATTTTTCCGTCCATCATAGTGCGTCTAACACTACGCATGTATTCGCTGTTCCATGCTTCCATAGGAGATGTTGTTGCAAAGTTTATATGCTGTCCGCTATCGTCTTTTACAATACCCACTGTATGATCCGTGCCTGCTCCGCTGGCATTAGCACTACAGCACAAACGCATATCTCCATTAGGTCGTGTTGCCATGTGTATCCAAGGCAAAGCGCAAAATGTTTCTGTTGCTTCTGCTTTTAGTCTATTGTTGAATAAATCTAAAAAATCTTTCATTTACGTCCGATCAATAGGTATCTATCATATAATGGCAAGTTGAGTGTATCTTTATACATTATATCTCCTAGCTCACTTGCTTTAACAAATTCGTGTAGGCTATCATAGCACCTAACATGATCTGACACTTCTTTATAATTATTGTTTTGTAACACAAGCAAACTATTATCAGGCACATTACTCAACCAACGGTTGTATTGTTCTTGGGTAATATGCTCTGTGCTTGTGTTAATAACTACGTCAGGCTCATACTCATATTTATATTTGCACATGTCTGCGGTAATTGCTGTAAACTTGCCTATCATTTCTTGACGTTTACACATCATGTTTGCTGTTTCTTCGCAGCTAGGATCAATATCAATGCTGCGTATATCATTAATGTCAAGTCTACTATTGAACAGTAAACTACTTAACACTCCATTCCAGCCGCCGTGGATAACTATGTCCAAAGGTTTTATGGGTGCATAACCAGTTAGTTTTTCAATAAGCCAAACTTTGCTTTGTATTTGACCTTTCCAAAAACTTTCAAGCACTCCAAAATGATTTTCACTGTTACGCACAGCGTCCATCCAAAATGCCACATCGTCCAAGTTTACCAGCATGTTTTAACCATTTCTTTTCTTATTTTTTGGAAGTGTTTAAAATTGTGTTTACGTATTTCTAATGTAACGCTGTTTAGTTCTTCCACACTATGCTTATTAATTATATTATACAATGTTTCTATAGCTTTGTAAAGTCTTTTATCTTCAGGCAACTCGTCATAACTTTCGTCCCATATGCTATCAAAAGTTTTAAAGCCAAGCTCACGTAAATATCTTAAACTATATTGAGGTCCAACCATTATAAATGCTTGTTTACAAACAATTGGTTTCCATATTTTTTCACTAAAAAATATATGATGATGTAAATTGTGTTCTTTGCCATAATGTGTTTCGGTAACTACATTTATCAAACATTCGTTGTAAATCATATTATTGTAATCATGAGGTCTACTTCCACGAGAAAAATCTTCTGTATCAAAATTCAATGGTAATTTTGTTTTTGTAATTTCTTTTTGATTATTCAGTATAAAACTTATTTCTTGTGTATAATTTTGATTATAAGACATAACATTTTGTTCATATGGCATACGATTGTTAAGAGTTTCGTATTGTGTATCTAAACACGTGACTATGCCTTTATCTAATAAATCAAAATAATCTATTAGTGTCACCGTTTGTAGTCTGTGAGGGTGAGGACGATTATTAAGACAACAAAAGTATGTTGGTTTTAGATATTTTATTTTATGTAAACGATAATCTATTAAATTATCATACACTCTATGATACCATTCTGGATAATAAAACGTTTTAAAATTTCCAGAAAGCGGCCATTTAGCATATTCTTTTTCTGCATCTAAAAGAGAAGTTGCGAAAAACACTTTTCCTTGTAAATTATTTTTTACAACAAAACTATCAATTTTACTAAATCTTCTGTAGGCAAATCCTTCTAAAATATCATGTAGTATCAAAAATACATTTGGTTTGTGCAGTTCTTTTATGTAGTCCAGTTCTTCTCTGCGTCTAAAATGTTCAATAAAAAAATATTTTCCGTTGCCTTGCCATTCTTCATAGGGGAGATATTGCAAACCAAAAGGGTTTGTATACCTTGTATGTTTTTTATTTGAATAAGCTAGGTCAGTATCGATTTCCAATGGTGGATGGTCCTTTCAATACCTTCTTCATAAGATACTTTAGGCGTCCACCCTGTTTTACTTGTAAGCAAGTTGTGATTACTGTTGAGCCACCAAATCTCACCATGACGTGGATCTTTTGTATCCCAATTTATTTTTCCTGTCCAATTCAATTGTTCAGCAATGTAATCTGCACAGTGTCTAATTTTACGAGGATCATCTGGTCCAATTGTATAGAAGTTTCCTTTACATGCATCTCTGTTTTCAATGACTGCCATCCATGCATCTAACAAATCACTAATGTAAATAAAGTTTCTATATGGTTCTGCGTATCCTAAATTACAAGTATCACCTTTGATCATTTGAGCAATAATTTGTTCTGTCACAAAAAAATCATTGTCCTTACGTCCATAACTGTTTGTTTGTCTAAAACTTGCCCAAGGCAAACCGTATGCTCTACCAGCATATTCTAAATATTTTTCACAACCATACTTAGCAACAGCATAAGGAGCATTTGGATTAGGCTGAGTATATTCATCAAAAGCAACGCTTTCTTTATAAGTTCCGGTCTTTTCTACTTCATCTGAAATAGGTTGCCAGCCATAAACTTCCATTGTGCTTGCAAATACAAAATAAGGTAACGTGCTAAGTTGTCTACATGCTTCGATAAGATTAACTGTGCCAACATAATTTACTTCACTAAAACTTACTTGTTCATAAAAACTTTTTTGCACTTCAGTTCTAGCAGCAAGGTGAACTACAATGTCAGGATTCACTGACTTTACTTCTTGTTGTATTCCTGTGTGATGTGTTAAATCTGTTTTAAGCTCATGGACTTCTCCAATTGCTTGTAATCTTGGCAACAAGTGTTGTCCGATAAATCCGCTAGATCCAGTTAGTAATATTTTCATGTAAAACTCCTTACTATATTTACAATCCATTAAGTATATGTTTATTAGATCTGGTGGTTAAATACATTATGTTCGATATTGTAGATGAGTTTGAAAGACAAATAGCAGATTTTTTTGGTGCTCCGTATGCTGTAAGCACCGACTGCTGCACTCATGCTATTGAATTAGTTTTGCGTTATAAACAAATAAAACATGTTACGGTTCCAAAACAAACATATTTAAGTGTGCCAATGGCAGCTAAAAAAATAGGAGCAACTGTATCTTGGGCTAACTGTAGATGGGAAGAATATTATAACTTACACAGCAACATATATGATGCTGCTGTTTTATGGAGACGAAACAGTTATATAAAAGATAGTTACATGTGTTTGAGTTTTCAATACCGGAAGCATCTTAGTTTAGGCAGAGGTGGCATGATTTTGTTAAGCAGCAAAGAAGAAAAAGATGATTTAATAAAATTAGGATATGACGGTAGACACAGAAATGCTCCTTGGGCAGAACAAGATATTAACAGTATGGGTTACCATTATTACATGACGCCAGAAACAGCACAATTAGGTTTAGACAAACTGCCAGATGCTATTAGGTCTACTCCAAAATTGTGGACATGGAAAGATTATCCTAATATATATGATCAGGTAGCTCATATGATTTGAATAATCTGTGAATAGGTTGGTATTTGTCGTTTTTACGTAGCTCTCTGCACAAATAATCTTGCAATATATGCGAATCCTTAATACGATTTGTTTGAACATATATCTCAATATCATGTTGCAATTGGTCTATTAATTTATGTGTAGATTTAGTTAATGTCCAGCCTAAGTCTTTGTAAACATTTTCAACTAATAAATTTTTATGACTAGCAATATCTGGATGAATATCTTCTACAACCTTAAAACATAATTTCAAATCGTCAAATTCTCTAACTGTAATATTAGGTAGCTTTTTGTCATATAAATTTTTTAAGCCTTTTGCAATTTTTAGATCTTGTTGAGAATAATCTATACCAGATAATCCGTGTTCTGCAAGTATTGGATCAAATGCATGGGCTTGCCATAATATGTTTTCTTTAAAAGATTTATTTACTGATAAAATAGAGGTATAGTTTCTTACAATATCGTTAGTTACACTCCAATTACGTTGATGCCAAAGCCTACGTTCTTTTGGTGCATGAAACACACTTCCATAATTTTCCCAATGAGTATTTGTTATCCAGTCAAATCTTTCAAAACCAGACCATAGTATTACAATTTTATCATGTTCTGTAAAATTAAATTTAGCATCTGCTTCAAACACCCTACTTGCAATACCAACATTACCCAAGCCAGCAATTGCAAAATTATAAAAGTCTACACCTTTATCAAATGCCATAATATCTGCCCATGTAGGCCAGCCATACCTTGTAAAACTACAACCAAAAGCAAATAATCTATCCATTTTGAATAATCCATTTGTTTATACGTTTTGAATCAAAAAATATTTTATCTTTATAATGATTATTAAAATGTTCATTATTAGTAGTAGAAAAATTTTTATATACTTCTGGAGGAAATATATTTTCAGTTGATTTAATCATTTCAATTAAATGTTGAAAATTATGTTTTATTTTATATTCGCAAGCATCATATATGCGTGAATAATTATGATCCTTGTATTTTGCTACCTGTTGCCACACTGCATCTGCACGGGCTTCATCGTCTTCTATACTGTCAAAACTATAATCAAAAAGATTATCATATAAATCAAATCCTAATTCAACAAGTGCTTTATGATAGTTAGGCACACTAAATGTAATAAAAGGACGTTGATGTAAGATTGGCACAAAAGTTTTTTCTGTCATAAACAAACATTCTGTGTTGCTTTCACAAACTACACTCAATGCACTATCACTAAATTGCTCTGGAGGGTATAGTATTTCGCCGTCCCTTCCTTTCCAATCTAATCTTTTAGCAATCATATAATCAGTAAAATATTTCCATTGGTGTTCTTGTGAAATATTGTTTGTTGACCAAGAAATGTGACCATAATTTTCACATTTGTTTTTATACAACATATCCATAAAAATACATCGATGAGGATGCCCTCTATTGTTTAAACTTGTAAACAATTTTTTTGGTTTATTAACTTTATGTAATTTCCAATTTCGATCTATATGAGAATGTAAAACTGCGTTTGCAAAGTAATGCATAAATTGCACTAAGTTTTTACCTTGTGTAATGTAATGTCTATGATTTAATTTACCTAAGTATGCTGGTCTAAACAAATAAACATTTACATTATTTTCATTTGCAAATGCAAGAAATTCTTTCCAAGAGTTTTTATCATTAAAAATGTAAATAATTTCATATTCTTCAAATCCTATCAAATATAAAGTTTTACATTCAGGACGTTGCATTTCTTTTTTTAACTCGTCAGCCATTTGGACACTCACACTATGAGCCCATACAAACCACCAAATACATCCATTATTATCAATTGGGAAATTCATTTCATAAACTCTCTTGGATTAAAATCAAATACATCTTCTATTTTTTTACCATCTTGTATTTGTTTTTGCAAATTTTGCCAATAATTTTTATTTTCATTGGATACTTCAACGCCTATAATATTTTCAACTATATCTAAATGATCTATAATATCAGGATGTGAATCATCTAAAACACCAAAAGATTTACTGCCTTTTTCTGCTTGAAAATATTTCATTTCTGGTAATGTAGCAGCAAATTTATTATACAAATTATTTACAACAGGTCCAGCTATTTCAGTATCTTCCCAAGAAGACTTAAATGCACTTGCTTGAAATTTTATTAAATCTTTATATGTGCCATTTACTTGATTTATAGCAGTGACATTTTTTACAATATCGTGTTCCCAATTCCAAAAATACTTGTGATACTTATTCCAAATACGTTCACCTATATTACTAAAAACATTGCCGTATTGTGCAAATCCTTCGCCAAGTATTCTATCCTCTCGATTCCAACTGGTCCATAATATCATAATTTCATCGTCTTCTGTAAATTTATGTTTTACATCAGCTTCCATAATTCTATAGCTAATACCAACATTACCTATACCTGCTAAACCATAATTGTAAACTTGTGTGTCAGTTAATTCTCTATCTAAAATTTCAGGCCAACAAGGCCAATAGTAATGAGTAAAACTGCAACCAAATGTGAATAATCTGCGCATATATTGCCTTAAATACTGTATGAATATTTATAGTGTAAACGAATGGGATCCATTGAAAAAGGTTTGTGTTGGAGTCGCTGACTATTGCCGCATTCCTGAGATGGACGAAAGTCTACGTGTAATTAATTACGCAGACAGGCAGGATGTAAGTGATGTAAAGGCTGGTCTATATCCTGATCAAGTTGTAGAAGAATCAAACGAAGATCTTGAAACTTTTGTAAAGTTTTTAGAAGGCGAAGGTGTCGAAGTTGTCAGACCTAAGCGCACACCAGAAGTTGAATACTATAACTACTGCCCACGTGATACTGTATTTGTTCATGGCAACAGAGCTTTTGCTGCTCCAATGGCCCTCGCAGCAAGAGAAACAGAATGGCGACATCTACTGCCTGGTGTTGCTCCTATTGAAATAGGACACAGCATAGACAGAACAGGATTGTATGACGAATCCTGTGTCGGAGATCCAGATCGCCTTGCCCTCACTGAAGTAGCACCATGCTTTGACGCTGCTAACGCAATTAGAGCCAACGACGATATTTTGTATTTGGTAAGCAATAGTGGCAACAAAGCAGGTGCTGCTTATTTAAGCACATGGATAAACAAACCTGAAAATAGTTTTTCTGAGCCAGGCAACATACGTGTTCATCGCCTTGAAGATGTTTACAGTTATATGCACATTGACAGCACCATTGCTTTCTTACGTGAAGGACTATTACTTGCTAATCCAAGTAGAATTAAAAGCATGGACGTTTTGCCTGCACCATTCAACACCTGGGATGTAATTTGGGCACCAGATCCTGTTGATGCTGGACACTATCCTGGACTGTGTAATAGCAGTATATGGACTTGGAATGTAAACTTGTTTAGTGTGAACCCTAATCTTGTTGTGTTAGAAGAACATCAAGAACCAACACGTAAAGCATTAGAAGCACATGGTATTGAATGTGCTATGCTACCGCTGCGTCATGCTAGAACACTAGGTGGGTGTTTTCATTGTTGCACATTAGATCTTGTTAGAGGCTAATAATTGATCCACAGTTTGTCTGTGAAATTCAACTCCGTCATGCATACAATCTCTAGCCTCCATGCTTCCTGACGTAGGATTAATATATTGCATATCAACACTTAATAAAAAATCTAGTTCTCCTTCCCAAGTAAAGTTTACAACAGGAACTCCTAAACTTTGCCATACTAGATTGAAGCTTTCAATACTTGCAAACACAGATTTTTTAAGTTCTCCTATGTCTTGAATGTATCTTTTGCCCCACCATTTTCCGTCAATTGATCTTGTTCCACTCATATCTTTCCAACGAATACTGCCATCATCATCTTCAAATCCAAATTGTTTTCTTGTAATCTGTGGCCACTGTGCTACTACTAATTTTGGCAAGGGTAAATTATTTAACTTCCATAAAAGACTGTTAAAATGTAGAACTTCAGGACTACTAGCTTGTTTTCCTATATTGACTAAATCAAGTTGCAACTCATTTGCTAACATACTACACCATATATCTTCAGTGTTTAACCCAACACCCTCTGTATAACTACATCCAGTTGCAAGTAGAAAAGGTTTTGAAATATCATTTATTTCTTGCGTTCGATAACCTAGGCTGTTAAAATTATATTGAATTGTTTCTTTATGATATTTCCAGTCTTTTGGCATTTTTTTACAATTCTTTTTATATTCGTCTTGATCGTCGGTTGAGAAAAAATACATGCTTTTACCGTTTGTTTCTCGATCAACTAGCAAAGGACTATTTTTTTGAAAATAGAGGGCCATAAAAATTACTCCAAATAAATAACTACGTATATTTAAAAAACATCGGAGTCATAGTGTCATATAACTGGTTTAATTGTCTTTACTTTAGCCCAAGAAATAAATGCCTACCTGAGCTAATAATGCAAGACGGTAATAGAGCACCGTTGCGACAAATAAGCAAAATAGAAATGCTGATGGATATTACCAAAGAAAGTTTTGTTGGTAAATTTAAAGAACCATTAATAATCTACAATGGCACTCATAATATTCCTAATCTAGATAAACTTTTTATAAGTGATACACACACCAACATTTTGAAAACTCAGCGTGTGCATTTTTTCTTTATGGAAGTGCTTACACACTATATTCCTAATCCTTGGGGAAAACTAGAACCTCATATTCTTAAAATTGACAACGAGCCTGAAAAATTAAACAAAATTAGATGCTACGAACTTGATACATTAAATCAATGGGCTAAAGAAAATGACATAGATTTGTATGTATACTGCACTGATCATAAAAGTTGGGAATATTATCAAAAAATATATCCCTATATAAAATTAAGAAGCATGGATTTATTTGTAAGTTGGTATAGTAGTAGATTTCAATTACAAGAAGAATATAACAGAAGTGGCATGCTTCCAGGTGATATCTATCCAGTTATAGAATATAAAAAAATTAGAAAGAAGTTTTTTAGTGGGTCATGGAGATATGATCCAAGTAGACATTTTATAACAGCATTTCTTGCAAGCGAAGGATTGACAAAAGATAACGAGATTAGTTTTTATCATAAATCAAGCAACGAAGACATGATTGCAAATATGTGGTTTGATTGGGAAAAGTTTGCAAATAAACATCCTGCTATGAGTCAATCACTATTAAAAGGAAATGAATTATTGCAACCACAACTTCCTTTGAGTTTTGAAGTTAAAAATCCTATATCTTGCGATTTAAAACAAGGCGATCCTGATTACAATACGCCAGGTATGTATAACAGACGTAGAACACAAGATCCATATAAAACCTACGAACGTGTGTTTTGCGCAATCATAAACGAAAGTAGAGTTACTCAACCTTGGCCAAATGTCAGCGAAAAGACACTCAATGCAATGAAAAGTTTTAGACCATTTGTTTTAGTAGCAGCACCACACACATTAAAATATTTGAAAGAAATGGGATACAAAACATTCAGTGACTTTTGGCCTGAAGATTATGATGATATCCAATGCACAAGCGACAGATTGGTAGAAGTTTGTAATACTATAAAATATATAGATTCATTTAGTATAGAAGATTGTAGGAAAATTTACAAAAAATTGATACCAAGGTTGATGCACAATTATAATGTTTTGCAAAAGAATTATAAATGGTTTGATGAATACAATTTAAAATTAGATTCCCAAAGTTCATTAGCCCAGTATGTATGAGCAGGCAATCTATGATGCCAATACATTTGTCCTTCAACACTGTGTCCTTGGTTTAGACAATTTTCAAAAAAGCTGTAATTTTCATCATCCCAATATAAAAAATTTTCTTTGTCAATTTTATCAGCATAATATTTGTATCTTTTAGAATTTTCACATGCTTGAAAACTATTCCTAAATGTATAACTTAAATTATTTGCTTTGAAAAAACTTTGTAATTCAATTATATTCATATACCTGTTTACTTGCCATTGCACAGGATTAATAAAAAGATGTTTACTTAATGAATCTAAGTTTTTACGTATAGAAACTGGAGCCCAATCAGGATAATGTTGAGGATGCAAATGTAATACATTTTTATCAGGTGTATAAGGAATAAACTTGTTTGTGTCACTGTGCTCATCCAAATGATCATAAAAATATTCAGTGCGTTCAGCACCTGTCCAATTAATAAAAAAATGTGTGGTTTTTGCTTGTTTAGGATTATCTAATATCCAAAGTAATGTTGTTCTTTTGATATAATCATTGCTGCCGCCAGGCATGGCAATATTTGTATATTTCCAATTAAGTTTTTTTGCTATTTGTGCAGAATAACAATTTTCTCTGTTATAGTTGCCTTCGCCTATACCACTGCCTTCAATTTCACTTCCAGCTGTATGACTGCACCCGTTAATAAACAAATGATCAATCATTAATAGGTTCCTTTGGAATAATTATATCAGTTCCACAATGACAATGTTGTTTACTACATATAACTGGTTGCAAATCAAATGTCAAGTCTTTATCTAATATATTTCCGTGATTATTACCTACGCCACAACTCGCACTACTGATATCACCACGTGGATTGATAAAAAGTGCATCATCTACAAAACATTTCCACCCAGCAAAAAAGTTTTGTCGGGCAGCAATAATTTTATTGCTGTTTACAGGTTCTATTCCTGTGTCGTAATGTGCATTGCTAATTGCTTTGTTTTGTCTGTGAGGTTTCGAAATAGTTTGCACACTTTCAAATTGTGCTTTTTCTAAAAACTCTACTTTTGCAGGATCTTTGTATTCCCACGGGCCTGCATTTACACTCATTTCATCAAACAGTGGAGTCCATTCTAAGTTATAGTTTGGCACTTCTTTGCGCACCCGTTCTCCAAACTCTTTTACTTCCCAAAAGCGTTCTTCGTGCATTAGCATCTTTGTGCAAAGATAATCAACCTTGTCGCATAAAAATTTTGCATTTTCAATATAACGATCTTTTTTGCTAAACTCTACATGAAAACTTGCAACAATGTCATCAAACAAATGATAATGCTGTTCCCAATAACGTAAAGGCCTTGATAGGTTTGTGTTTACAGCAACAGTAAGACTATCACCTAATTCTTCTTTCAAGTATTCAGTAAGTGGAATAAAGTTTTCCCAATGAGTAGGTTCTCCTCCGCTGTAAAATATTTTAAAATACTTATAGCCTCGGTCTTGATATTGTTGAAATATATTTCTTACATTTTCTTTGTAAGTATCAAGAGCTCCATTGTTGCGATTATCACCTGCCCAGTTTCCTGGATTACAATAACTGCACTGGAAGTTACAAAAGTTATTCACTTGCCACGTAATGGTAGCATAAGGTTCTGACATTGGTGTGATTTTTAGTAAATTAGACATATGCTCTTAGCCACTCCAACTCTGGAAATGTTGCCCAAAAATCTTCTTTGCGATGTTGATCTAATCCGTGATTTTTTTCAAAGAATTGCTTTAGTTTTACAGTATCAAGTTTGCCAGTGTTCATAAACTGTATAACACTATCAATTTTTCCTAATACATCTTTTACAACATCAGGCTTTGTAGCAATACGATCTTTGATTTTATCATATGCCCATGCTTTGTAATCAATATACTTGCTGCGTAATTCTATTTTAAAATCATTGGGTATACTATCAAGTCTCATAAAGTCAGGATCTGTAAGCATGTTTAATCTACAATTTTCAATGTCTACTAATCCACGTTCTACCCAATTCATATGAAAGTCAGGCCAATTCCACACGTTATACAAACTTATAGTAGGAGTAAGTTCAAAGTGTATGTTAGGCAATGCTTCAAGCATTTCTTGTCTATTACGCTCTACAGTTTCCCAATGTGTTCCATGACGCATAAATTCTGCTCTTGCACCCATTGCATCTAAACTTGCACTAACTTGAATATCAGGAAATTCTCTCCAATAATCAATAATACTTTTTTGCTTGAATCTTAAATTACTGAAGTTTGTGGTATAGCGTAATCTTACATCTGTTTTGCCAGTTTCAATCCAATGATCTAAAATCTTATAGTGTTCGTTTGTAATCAGTGGCTCACCACCTGCCCAGTATACTTCTTCAACATCAGGCAAGTATTGCTGCAATTCATCCCAAAAGTTTTTGTGCTTTGCAACATTAACAATAATGCTGCCGTTGTTTTTGAGTATGTTTGCAACTTCGTGTTTGCCATATAGTTCACCGTGTTCTTGTGCATGTAAACTGCTTAACTCAGGCCCGCATGTCCTACACTTCATATTGCAAATATTGCTGAAACGTATGTCCATGTATGCCATGCGCATTTCGTCAATGCTGCCATCAGCATTTGTTTTTTCTACCAAATCAAAATGCTTATCACCAAACCATTGATTGTGATTTTTGCGCAATGTCCAAATGTAAGTGCTGTCTTCAAGTTCGTAGCAACGTCTACAGCAATCCAGTTTCTCACCTTTTAACATAGCAAGACGTAGTTCTCGATACTTGTCGCTGTTCCATACTTCTGCAATAGTGTTTTCTTTTACATTGCCAAAAGGTTGATCACTGTCTGCAATACAGCAAGGCATAGCTCTACCATCAGGCCAGGCGTGCATGTGTATCCAAGGCAGGATACAGAACGCTTTATTCTTTTTTAATAGATGTTCTTTATCCATTCATTAATCCTGCAAGTTCTGGAAATACTTCAACAAAATTCTCATTGCGAATTTTATCACGTCTACTAGTATTATGTATAAACTCTTTGCCGTGTTCATCCCAAGTATGAGCACTGGTTGCAAAACGCATTGCATTTTCTACATGCTGCACACACCAATATTCGTCTTTGATTTGATTGATTAGTTTTAACAATCCCAGTGTGCCTTTTTCTTTTTCTTCTGGTGGCAAATTTTGCGCACTGTAAAAACTTGGATTTAACAAATGATAAATGCTGATGTAATCGTGTTTGCGGAGTAAATCTTGATCAATCATGTATGTAAAGAAATCACCCAGTGTGACATAATTCAAGTTGCTTAATACACAGTTGAATTGATAATCAATAAAGTCTACATCTCTAATTTTGCGTAGATTGTTTTCTACTGTAAACCATTTAGTGCCATTGCGTATGTATTCGGCTTTTTTGCCATAATGGTCCAAACTTGCACTGACTTCTACACCTTTGAAATTGCTCCACATATCAAGTATATCATACTTTTTGTATTTAAAGTTGCTCATATTTGTGTTGTAGCGTAATGTTATATCTTTACAGCTACCATTAGCAATCATTTCTTCAAGTATTGTGTAGTGTTCATCTGTGATCAATGGCTCGCCACCTGCAAAGTATGCAAGTTCAATATTGGGTATTTGTTCAAGAACTTGATCCAACAACTTGCCGCTTTCGTCAGCATGTTGCACTACACGAAATCCAGGAGGTGGAGCATCATGTTCTTTGTGTTCTTGCCCCCATTTGCTGGAAAATTCGCTGCCGCAGGTTCTGCATTTGAAATTGCAAATGTTGCTAAAACGTATGTCATAATAAGCCATTGTAAATTTATCAAGGCTACCGTCTTCGTTTGTAAAAGGCACTAAATCATCGTATTTGTCAGCAAACTTTTCAATGCTGTATTTTCTAAAACTGTATGGTGAACTTTCTTCATGCTTGTAGCAAAATTCACAGGCTTCGTTTTTCCTGCCAGCAAGCATATCCAAACGTAATTTTTTCATACGTTCAGTGTTAAATGCTTGCTCCAATGTGGTATCTTTTACATTAGCAAAAGGTTCAACATAGTCACTGCTACAACAAGGATATACATCTCCTTTTGGCGTCACGTTTAAGTGTAGCCAAGGAAACATACAAAAAGTTTTACTGCTTTTTAGATGATCATCTTTCATACAGAATCTAATACCTTTACTAATTCTGGATGCAAATATGTTTTATAAGATTGTTGCCTATTTTTATCAAACTGCATGGTTTCTATTTTTAATTCACGTATTTTATCTACACTATACTTATTATTATGAATACATGATGCAAGGTAATTATTGAAGCTTTGTGTTTGATACCCTAGTCCATTTATCAAAACCCTGCCATACAATAATAAATTATTAGGCAGCCAACAGACATCAATTGCTCGTTCAATTGGAAATACATTTGTAATTACAATGTCTTCAAAGTTATATTTTTCTGCCCACTTTACAGTATTTCTAATATCAAGAAAGTTGTATACTGTTGCTACAAAATTGATTTGCGCAGAATAATTGTCAATCTTGTTAAAAAAGTTTTTGACATTATTTTCTAGTATTTCAAACGAGAAAGGATATCTTGTATATTCATATACTTTACCAACACCGTCTATGCTAAAGGTTGCATTTATTTTTTTAAATTTATTCAATCTGTATACATTTGCATTTGAAAATTTTGTTGCATTTGTATGCATCTCCAAAGTTATATTTTCAGCATATCCGTTGTCAATACAATAATCAAGCAATTCTAAAAACTGGTTTGATAGCAATGGCTCTCCGCCGCTTACTCTAATATTAGTTATGTCTTTTAACACAGGATATAATATTCTAATATCATGAGGTTCAATATCAGGTATACTGCTCCACCAATATTTGTATCCATTTTTTTCAAAAAGCTCTGCATCTTTATTGAGTTGATTACTCAACGCAGGGTGGCACATTCTACAACGTAAATTACATTTATTGCCTAAATGGATGTCAAGCCATTCTAATCTGTTATCAACTGTTGTGTCCAACATAAGTCTTGGACTATTGCCCATAGTTTTTTCTGCATTATAACAACCTTGGCATGCTTGAGGATATTTTCCTTCCAACATTTCTGTTCGGATATTTTGCAACTGAGGTAGATTGAATAATTCTTCTACATTATTGTGTATGTTTTTGTTTGTTTGTAGAGGATCAGGATCAACAGGACTTGCTATATTACAGCATGGATTTACACATTGTATACCGTCTTGATTCCAATGACTGATTGCAAGTTGCTTAAATGGATAATAACAATAAGAATTATCTTTAGAAGGTTTCATTGGCTTCCTTACATAATGCAAAGAAGTCGCTCATTTCAGGAAATGTTTTTTCAAAATCTGTATCACGTCTACGATCATGTTCTTTGAAGAAGTTCCAAAAGTCTTTGCGACCTTCTCTAATTTTGTTTACATCGTATCTAGTTGTTTTCATGTAATCAACAACACGTCTAAATTTTTCATATTCCATTTCACTAAAATGTTCTTTACTACCTTCTTTTACATTGTCTTTGATAAATTGTAAATGGCTTTCCATATAAGGTATATAAGTTTCTTTAGGCAAAATGTTTATATCATATTGCAGTGGCTCTTTTAAATAAGGTGTATCAAAATGTATACGTTGCCAACGTCCGCTGTTTACATCATTATACATACGCCTTTGTTCTAATATTTTTTCAAGCAATGTTTGGAATGTTGTGACACTGAACAAACTAAATGTAATCATGTATGTCACAGGTGCAGTTGTATTACGCATAAAGTAATCAAAATTGCGCTCAAACACTTTTAAGTCCAATCCATCACGTATATACTCTGCACGTTCGTTCCATGTATCTAAACTTGTAAACAACTTAAAACTTTTTACTTTATTTTGTGTAAGCAAACTGTTTACACTATCTGTAAATTTTTCCAGTTGTTTTTCTTTGCCGCCAAAATTACTGTTTACATTTAATTCAAGATGTGGCTTTGGATCTTTTTCAAGTTCATCAAACATCCTATACATGCTTTTTTGCATAGTAGGTTCGCCGCCGGTGATACGTAAAATGTTCAATGTTTTGCTAACTTCAGGCCACCATTTCCACCAAGCACGTAAATAAGGGTTTGAATCTTCTTCATAGATACGGAACCAGTCAATATCACATCTATGATTCTTACTTTGTGAATACGGCCCGTGTTGTCTTATTTCATTGTAGTATCTGCTGCTTGCTTTTGGATGACAATATCCGCAACGGAAATTACATTCATTACCAAATGAAATTTCAATATATTCAGGATTTACATTAAAGTCCCACTTGTTAAACTTTACCTCTTTTAATCTATCTTCGTTATAAATGCTGCCACTGCGAATATGCCTATCACTGATATAATCATCTCCCATGTTTTCAACATTCCAACAATACTGACAACCAGCACATTGTTTGCCTTCTAACATTTCCTTACGTTCTTGTTTTTTATGTTGTGTATTATGCAATGCACTAGGATTTGTTAACAACTCGTCAATATCAATTTTGTGAGGTGCTGGATGATAACAACTATGTGTTTCACCTGTTTGCAAGTAGATAGTTGTATGATACCATTTTGCAAAACAAAAAGTCGGCGAAAAATGCCGCTTTGTGATATCATTGATATATTTTACTCTGTCTGTTTGATTTGACATTATCGTCCTTTACGTGGTATCCTTGAAGGATTCATATACACAGTTTTAAAAAATAAACTTTGATTTCCATCAAGTGGTTCAGCAGCAATAGGCAAATCAAGTTCTTCAATTAGCTTGTAGCCAAGATCAATTGTATTTTCTTCCATTTGATCTTCATCAATATTTTTGCTATCCCAATATTCATTTAACCATTTAAAATCACGCACATTTACAAAGTCCCAGTCGGTACACATTGTTTTATATAACCCTTCTCTAGCACCGTATATAGCCCAACGTCCGTTTTCTACATCCGCACCAACCATTAGCCAAATATACAAACGATGCAAGTTCTTCCAATGATTTTTTTGAAACGCTTCTACAGTAGGTTTCATGCCTCTGTCCAATGCCATTTTAACACCTTCACGGAAACCAGCACGCCATGCTTGATGTGGTGTAGCATTATTCATGATTTCACTATGACATTGATTTATTTGTATGTATTCTAGGTCCCAACAAAAATCTACCTGGGCGTGTGGGTTGTTAGGATCTGCATTTTCATGCGTTTTCATGTTGAGAACTTTTTGTTTAGGCCAACATTTAATTCCGCCGTTGCCATACATAAGTCCGTTAATTGTGTTTTTAGCACTCCAACTTACAACACAATTTTCAAATGCAACTTCTCTGTTCCAGTGTGCATCTTCGTGATTATCTAAGTCAAACTCTCTACCAAGGAAGTCTGCGTTTACAATGTTATCACCGTCAATAGTAATAAATCTATCAGTTTCGCTTAGTTTAGCACATGCTTTGTGTGCTGCATCACTGCCTTCTACTCCATGCACACGTTTTGCCCACGGCACTTTACTACACAAGTCTGCATAGTTTTTTTCTGCATTTGGCTCATCATAACTTAGATATATGATATCATAATCTAAAATTCTAAATTTACTCATTTTGCAACCTCATACGAATACTTCTCAAATCTTTTTATAGTATATACACTAACTGCCGAAGAGTCAAGTTCTAAATCGGAGGCAAAATTGATTTCTATTTTTCCATTTTTTAAATCATCTATTGCACAATAAATGTATTGATATAGCACATGAGGATCGTGTGCTTTTGTAATACTAAATCCCATATCAGCTCTAAAGCTAAGTTTATTAGATAAAAGATTATCTTGTATTGCTTTGTCTAATTCTATAATCCACTTTTTTTCTTTTTTGTTATGAATAATAACAACGTCTGGTCTGTCTTGGATATTTACTGGAATTTGATATATCTGGTCATTAATATCAAACTGGTATTCATCTTCGATATATCTATGAGATAATTTATGTTGTTTAGTCACAGTGTCAAACAACACAACATAATTACTTACAACTTCTTTTCCAGTAACTAAATCATAAACGTCATCAATTTCAACAATAATATAATTACCTAACTCTTTATAATTGTTTTTGATACTGGTAATATTACCGTCGTCATCAAAATATACATAACGCTTTTTGTTTACTTCTAACATTATATTCCTAATTTATTTTCATATGTGCTTATTATATGATCATTGCAGAAGTTGTCTTCGGTGTAATGAAATATGCCACTTTGTGTATAATTGCCTATTGCTAGTTTGCAATCATTATCAACATACACGCCTAATTGTTTTTGCCAACTGTCTACCCATAATTTATCCCAATTTTGGTTATGTAATTTCATGTGTGTAAAAGTTGGATAACTGGTTTTTAAAGTAATTTGATCTTCGCATTGTAAAATTTTTGCTGCAATTGCACTGCTTACATCTACACTAGGCCATTTTTGGAAATATTTTCCTCCAGCATATTGTCCATAAAACAATTCCCAATTGTGCATAATTGTTTCAACCCATTTGAAAAATTCATGTGCTTGATCTGATTTTTTGAACCAATGAAACCCAGCATATAAATTAGGCAAATGATGATTTCTAAATGCTTTTCTATAGTATGTATTATCTGCTACTTCGCCTCTATATGTCAATACACGATCGACATAATATACATTTTTTGTTTTTAATAAATCATACCAATGGGAAATGTCAGACAAAACCAACATGTCAGTATCAATTACTGCTGTTTCATCAAATGGTGTAGCATGATATATTTTCCAACGATTTTCAACTTTCCAAGTAGAATTTTCTGCTTCGTCTTTCCAAGGTATATCTACAATGTGATCATATAAAACTTTATATTTGTCGTCAACTACATCATTTGTTATAAGAGCAATTTTACATGTAGGATTGGTTAGTTTTAGACTCATTGCAGCAACATTTGCCTGTTGAACATAATTAACATCACTGTTCTGTGCAAATAAAGTAAAATTAAAGCTCATCAATCAACCTATTCAAACTAAATTTATTCATAATATGAACATTGCAACCTTCAACTATTGCAGGAAAATAATCTATACTATCTTTTTTTTGCAATAAAAATTTTACTTTATCGTTTTTGATATCTAAGCAAATATCTTTATCTACGGTATAATATTTCTTACCCGGTAATTGTTTTACAAAATTGCCTGACATATGGCCATTCATTATGTGTATTGCAATGCTAAATGCAAAATCGTTCCTAAACGTATTTGCTGTGATTCTATATAAATTTTTGTAATGATACCAATATTCTTTAATGTGTGATACAAGATTAAAAAATAATTCTGTTTGTTTACTTTTTCTAAAATATATTACTGTTGCCCAATAAAAATCAATGCCATTTGCAGATATATGTTTAAATTCCCTCACATCTCTCCATCCTGATAATTCAGTAGAATTTTTATATAACATAATATCATTTGATTGTTCAAAACAATATTTCAAACAATCATTACACAAGATGTAATCAGTATCCATTAAAATAGTTTCATCATATGGAGATAGTTCATATGCCCGGTGTCTATCTAAATTTTTCCATTGTAATTTATACTCTTTATATACACCATCTCTGTATGTTTTATAATTGTTATTCTCGCTTGATATTTCAATTACATTATCAAACTCATGCTTATAGTTTGCTTCTAAATACGAAGCATTATCTGTGACAAGAGATACTGGAATATTTAAATACTGTTTAATTCTTGCAGCACAAAATATTGCTTGTTTTATGTAATCTACTTGTGTGTTATTACATGCAATTAATAGAGCACCCTTGCTCATGTGTCAAAAATACCTTCAACTGATCTATTTGTTTTTAGCTTATCATATTCTACATAGTATTTGTTGCTTGCTCTAAAATATGTGTCCGATACGCCTTGTACAAACTCTTGTAAATTTACATTAATAGGAATATCATTGCTGTCAACAATAACTGTATCTTCTTGTCCTGCGGATATCATACTATAGCAAAACGTTATAAGTTCTTTTGTAGAAATAAATGTGCCTCCGCCATAGTAATATAGTAAATCTTCTTGATATTTTTCTTTCAAGATACGTTTTTGATTGTCAAGCGTAATCATATAATTACTAAAATCAAGAGCTTTTTTTAATCTGTCATCCATGGTATACCTCCATTATTAGTATACACAGAAAAAGACGATTTGTCAACTATTACAACAATCCAGAACCTGAATAATCGCCTAAATTGTTTTGAGTTGTTCCTGATGCATTTGTAACAATTCCACCTTTGGTAACTCCGGTTAGGTCGACTGCTACTTGAGTTACAGAATTATAGGTAAAACTACTGTCTGGACTGTAACTTGCACATGCACTGTCTAGTGTGCCATTTACTTCTTCATCAATTGGAGTTCCTGTTCCTGGACCAGCAAGATCTCCTGTTCCAGTGTCTCCATCAAAAAATCTTATACGAAATCTATAAGCACTGGTGCTTACTACTTTACCATAGATTCTATAGTTGTTATCTGAATAAACACCACTTCCTGACTTTGAAAACATCTGTTGATAAGTGCCTGTTAAATTAGTAAGTCCTATACCGCTTGATGTTCCTGAGGTTGCGCTGACATCGTATTTGTCAATGTAAACAGTGCCCATTGCAGATAAAAGAGCAGCCCAATCTAATGATTTTGCGCCTGTGCCGCTGCTTAAACTGGCTGTAAAATGTAATCTACCGTTTGCATCTTGCCAAGCCAACTTTGCAGCCTCTGTTGCCCAATCAACATCAACAACATGATAGATATCATTATTACTAGCGGCTGCGCCCCAATTAGTTGTTCTTTGGGCAGTAGCAGTTGATTCTAAACTAAAACTACTAGAATCATAACTTAAATGACTTGCTGGATAATTTGATACTGCTACATTCAGAGCTTCAAAATCATTAAATCCCATTAATGTGCCATTTGATACTGCACTAAACGCACCTGTAGATTGATTGTAATCTTGAGACGTGTCAGCGCCAATTGTTTGTCCAACAGCAGGCACTGCTAAATTTGCTTCAACTGCACCAGTTTGGTGCACCCAACATGATTGTAAATCAAGATATAGTTCTTCTAATTGGTCTGCTTCGACTTGATCAACTGAAGCTGCAACATCTGCCGAACGAGATGTTTGTGCCCACTTAGTAACATACAAATCATCAATAATGTTTCTTCGGCTATTATAGTCATCAGCGTTGACTCTATCTCCTACATTTACATTTGCCATTTATTCACCTAATGTTTGTGTATTTGCATACGCAGGACTATCTACTTCAACATAACTACCTGTTGCACGTTGTTGCTCAACAATACTTCTAAATGTTCCACTTACTGCTTCATCAATTCCGGCTGTGCCGTCGCCTGGATCATTTGGATCACCATCTCTGTAAATAACTTTAAAACTTAACTGATTTCCGGCAGAATTAAGTTTGGCCTGATATGTGATATTATTGTTTTCATAAGTTCCTGCGCCTGGTTCATAATACCATATATTAACATAATCTGCACCAGCTGTCAAGTCATATGCACCACGATTATAATCAGTTCCAGAGCTTGCTGTGGTATCAGTGTAAGCAAATTTTACAACGCCTACGGTTGTAACCATGGCAACCCAACTGGTATATTTTGCTCCAGAACCACCACTTAATGCTGCTCTAGTTCTTACTTCGCCGCCACTGTTAAAAAATGCTCGTAAATGGTTGTTGTTGTTAAAACTTACAGTCCATTCATGAATAATTGTAGAAACCGAAGGATGTCCCCATTGTGAAGTTCTTGTAACAGCAAGTTTAGATTCAGGTGCTGTCATTTGATTTATATTATAACTTAAAGCATTTTGCTCAATGTCAACTGATACGGTTTCGTATTCTACATATACAGCATCAGTAATATCGTCTTGGCTTACTACATCGGTTAGTGTTGGAAAACTATTATTTTGGTGAACATAAGATTTTTGTAAATCAGTTTTTAAACTTTGCATATGAGCAGAGTTAACAACGGTTGGATTGTTATTTACGTTAGTAGGTAAGCTACTACTTGCAACTGATTGTCCATATCCAAATGTTCCGCTTCCTGTGCCTAAAACTTTTGCAGCTCGTGCTTGCATCTGATTGTATCGTGCAACAGAAATAATGTCGCCAACTGCCATTGCTTACTCCTAAAATATATGCTAGTATTTATACTTTTAGGACACACTCAACTAACTTGACTGAGATATCTTCGTTGGATTCAAGTGCTACGCCTACTAATGCACTAGTAGCAACCGTTTTACATATTCCATTATCCCAGGCATAGACTGCTTGACCTTTCTTTACAGGACCTTCAACTTTAACCGGAACTCGTCCTTTTAGTGCAATGTATTGCCCATCTGCTTCGCTATTCATCATAATCGCTGGATCAGTTGATACAACACCGATGCAAATATCACTAGCTTTAGCAGGTCCTACTTCACAGCAATCGTCGGCTATTACTGCTACTGCCGTTCCTGGTTCTAGTTCTGTATCACCAGTTGTGTATTTTTCTGCAAGGTCAGCATAACGAGCTTGAGTTGCTGTGCCTGTAAAAATATTTGCTGTGATATTTCCGCTTCCGTCTCTAGCAGCGATTGAGTTATTTGCGGCACTTGTTGATGCTGCACGGTAAACTCCTGACACTTCTAAAGTATTTGCTTGTGTAGCTGTTCCAACAAAATTGTTTGAATAAATGTTGTTTAATGGACTTCCTGATAAACCAATTGATAATCCGGTTAGTGCTGGATAAATTGCTAGATTGGTAATATGCCAGACAGTCGTATCATCAGATTTAGCAATAAGTAATTCATCTCTATGTAACTGCAATCTTGGTGTTTCTAAATCTGCGCCAATTTTTACAGTCAAATCAGTATCATTACCAACGGTAAAACCATTGTCGCCAAAGTTTACGGTGCTAGAAGTAAAATCAATAGTTGGTCCTGATTGAAGGAAATCGCTTGGGCTATATACTGCTGAACCGTCTGTTAATTTAAAGGCTGTTTGTGCCGATCCATAATAAAGATTTACATTACCTCTACTATCTGTAGTAGATACACCATTTGATCCAACGCCTCTTAGGTTATACCCAGCTTTTAATGTTGCAAAATCGCTTGCTACCCAATTCGTTACATCTGGTTGACTTAATGCAGGCACAAAATCTACTTCGCTAATTATAGCAACAATATAATCTTCAACATATGCAGCAGTAACATTATGATCGACTGCTCCAGTATCAGCTAATATAATGTTTTTCATTTCTGTAGTGCTGCCAGCTGTTGCTTGCGGGCCAATTAAGTTCCATTCATTGTTAGAATTTTTTCCGTATAACTGGTTAGTTGTGCTGTTCCACCACAAATCGCCTTCGGCTAAACCTGTTGGCTGTGTAGCACTTACTTCGGCACCTGCAACTGATTTATACGCTGTGCCATCATATACTCTAATTTTTTCACTAGTTGCATCATACCAAATTTGACCTGTGATAGATTTTGTTGGAGCAACAGTTCCTTGGAAATTTTCTAATAAAAACACAAAGTTTTCATTTTGTTGTTCTCCATATCCAGCAAAGTTTTTTCCAATAAGTTTTAGTTCGGTTGTTGTATCAACTGTGCCGTCTTCAACTGTAACTAATTGTGATCCGTTAAAACTATTAATTATATAAGCCATTTAATCTACCCTATGATGCGTTAGTAGTATTTACCTAAACACTGCTGACCAAGTCTTCTTGCCAAACCCATGCTCCTGCTACTACTTCAAATCTTTTCAATGTTCTTGTTACCGTTAATGTAACATTATCTGTAATATCACCAAAACTAAAATCAGCAACAACAGATTGGTTTTGAACACCGGCACTGTCAACAGCAACAAAACTTTTTGACACACCATCTGTTCCATTATATGTGTATGTTCCTGCATAAGATGTGCAATGAACTCGTGCGCTTACTCCATTATTTTTTTGTGCTGACGGTGATATATCGTTTAACAAATCTGCTAATTGAGAATTTGTTAAACCAGTTGAATCAACACTTACCGCTACATCAAGTGTTTTTGATACATCATCTACATACTGTTTATTAGCTACATCATTAGCTGTTGCTGGAGTTGCAACATTTCTAATTTTTGTTGTTCCAATCATGATAATATCGCCATTGATATTAGCATTTAAATCATTATTAACCGTTAAAGTGTTTCCATTCAAACTTATATCGTCAACATTTAATGCAGTAAGTGTTCCAATACTTGTAAGTCCGTTAGCTGTTGTTACACTACTATGAAGTTCGTTTATAGTTAGAACATTTGTTCCGTTAATTCTATATCCATACCCATCAGCAACATCAATATTAACATTTGATCTCCAAGCATTTGTCGCATTTTTCCAAACCCATTCTTTGTCAATACCGGTTGATTTTAAAACAACACCGCCGTCGTCAACTGTTGCATCATCTCCTAAACTACTATCTTCAGTTATACCAAGTTCTATTTGTTTATCTTCTACACGTAGTGTTGCTACTTCTAATGCAGTTTGTGTGCCTTCTACAACCATATTACCTGTGACTCGTAAATCACCGGTAATATCAAGTGTATAAGAAGGTGTTGCATCAAAAATTCCAACTCTATTATTTGAAGCGTCAATTGTAATTGCATCCACTGCTAAACCACTGTTTGTGACTTGAACTTTAATATTTGCATCTTCTCTTAAAGCACCTAATATAATATCTCTATCTGCTGAAGTTGTGTCTGTGCTAATACTAAATCTACTTACATCACCTACTAATACACCTCTATCATTGTTTACATGTAAATGTTGGTTTGTAGTTTGATAAGATGCAATTGGTAGAGCAGGCGATACTTGTAAAAAACTACTTGGTGCAAAAACGTTACTTCCAGATATTAAATTTTCAGAATTTGTTGCCGTGCCATTCCATTTAAAATTGCTATATGTAGGATTTATATTCACGCCTTGTTTAAATATGAATGGAGATGTGAAACCTGTAAGTAATGCTACATTAGAATCAATAGTAGCTGCTGTGAGATCTTCTGCACAAACAATAGCCACAGTTTTATTTCCAACACTCCATCTTCCTACAGTTTTTGTAACACCAAAACTATCAATCAAACTAATTGCATCATATTCAGTTTTTGTTTGGCTTCTTGTGTAACTAGGACCAACTAGATAGTCAGCTGCTCCGTCACTAAAATAAAGTTGCTTATTGACAGCATCAATCCACAAATCACCAGCCACCAAGGTTGGTTTGATCGCACTGTAAGTTGTTGTATCAGTTCCTCTAAACTGTTCGCCATCCCAAACTTTTAGTCTACCTTCGCTTGTATCATACCATAGCTGTCCTCTTAATGGATTTGCAGGAGCACTAGTTGCAGCAAAATTTTCAATAATTTTTACGAAATTTTCGTTAAATGCTTCGCCATACCCTGTATAATTTCTTCCCACAAGGGTCACATCAGTTGATGTAGAATCTATGGCACCATCAATCAAATCTACTAGTAGAGTTCCGTCGGTTTTGTTAATTTTATAGCTCATTAAGAACCTCCTGTGTAGATAATAAACTCAACTGTTGTATATGGACTGGTATGATAATATGGTGTATTTTGTATATCATTCATTGATCCTGTCCTATCAATTCCTGTGCCTGTTGTTGTTCCTGTAATATTTTGAGAACTTGCACCTGTATCTGTGCCACCTGTTACGTTTGTTACTCCATAGTATTGCTCGCCATTATCGCCTTGCATACTATGTGTGTGATCTGGTAATTGGGCTTGTGTGATATTGTGAGATTCGCTACCACCTGTTAAACCTACTGTATTAGCAGCAGCATCATTCAAAACCCTGTTTCCGCTTGTAGCTGCACCTAAGTGTCCTAGTAAATGTCTACCTCTAAAATCAGGTAAAACAAAAAAGTCTGGCGTGCTCGGTGTTCCGTATAAATTACCTATAATAGCATATAAAGGTTCATAATCGCCGCCTCTAGCTAATTCTTGTCCGTGACATAACTCCCAACCAGTTGGTGCTATTGTTCCTGCATAGGGCATAATCATTCCCAACGCAAACACTGGAATAGTGCTGACAATTTGTGCTTGCGTCATTTTGCGCAAACCTTCTGAATTATACACTAAAAATTGATCTGTTGGTGCCACTGCTACTGAAATTGCAGTTTGATTTGTAAGGAAGTTTGGATCTATATTAAGTGTCCACTCTTTGGTTGTGCCGCCTACTTGTCCGTCAAATTGCACACTTCCTGTTGCAGTTACATCTCCGGCGCTGTTAAATTGGAATGTTGTAGGACTTGACAGTTTGCCTGCTGATTGAGCACTGCCGCTTACATTTCCTGTTACATTTCCTTCTAAATTTCCGTGAAAAGTATTTGCATATACATGTGCATATTTTAAATTAGGTAATCCAATACTATTAGCTAAATTTGTATAAGGTTGTATATTATTAGCATAAATTGAACCAGTGTTATTAGTATCATTTAGGTTGAAGTAAGCATCTCCGCCAACATTGATATCTTTAGAAATACCAACTCCGCCTGCGGTGTTAATTGCTCCGTCTGTTGTGTTACTACTATTCAACGTGCTAGTTGAAATAATCTTTGTTGCTTTTATATTTCCTGTTACATCAAGTGCTTCTTCAGGAGATGTGTTTAAAATTCCGTGTTTGCCGTCAGATGCAATATACAGAGATGTTTGATTTGCTCCGCTGTTATTTGTGTTAAAATTAATAGATCCGTCTGTAGCTTTGTTTCTGATTGTAATAGACGATCCGGTCACGCTGGCTGTTAATATGCCATTTTCGCCAATGGTTAATCCAGCATTGCTAGAGATTCGTTGTTCTTTTGTAAATCTATTTATTACATCTAATCTCGCAATATCTCCGTAGACTAAACTGTTATTACCACTAGCATCAACTAATGCTTCGGCTTTTTCACTTGTGCCGTAATATTTTGCTTTTGCACCACTAAATATTGATTCTGTTGGAATATTAACACCAGGCTTCATCACATAACCTGTAGGAAATCCTGTAACCTTGGCTTTTGGTGTAAATTCAACATAACTATAAACTGCAATAATATTATTGTTTACATAATTAATCAATACTGTGTGATTTGTATCAGTGCCAAGCAGTGTGCTTGTGCCAATGAGGGTTTCAATTTTTGCACCTGTTGCAGTAGACTCACTATAATCTGGACCAATTAAAACCCAGCCACTACCACTGTAAATGTATGCTTGTAAATTTGCTGTATCTACCCAGATGTCGCCAAGTATACTTGCACTTGCTTCTGGTTGTGAGGCTGCTTTTTTGATGCCGCCTGCTGCTACCCATGCTGCACCATCGTATACTTTCAGCTGATCAACGCCTGCGGTTGTATCATACCAAAGTTGTCCTTCTACAGGACTACTAGGTGCAGTAGTATTTGCAAAATTTTCTAAAAGATGCAAAAAGTTTTCATTGATATAAGCACCATAACCAGACAGATTCTGCCCTACTAATTTTAAACTTGTATCTGTAGAATTTAGGCCATTTTCTTCAACTGTAAGAGAACCTTTATTAATTAAATCTGTAAAGTTTATGGTATAGTCTGCCATGATTACCCCTCAATTCCGCTTAAACTTTGAATTCTTACAGTATAATCTACTTGTATCAAACGGTTTAAACTTTTTTGCACTGGATGGAATATAACATGTGTAATCAATCTTCCAGTTCCGCTTGCACTATAACTACGTAAACCTAATTCATCAAATACATATAAACTGTCATTGCTGCCAGCAGTATCAAACGCATCTTGTCCTGAAGGTTCTCCGTAGTCTAACAAGCATCTAACTAATATATCAGTATAATTTGTCCCACTAACATGTCTAATTTCAGTTTTGTTTCTCGCTGGATCAGTGTTGTTAACACTGCGTTCATCAACTACTTTTGTAAATGTTTGATTATACAAACTGCTGTTTGTGCCTGTGCTGTTTGGTGTTAAGTATGTCACAATACCTGTTGGATCAACACTGGTTCCACCGTTGCCAAAACTCATTTCATAAACAAAGCCTTCGCCTTGGTTAGCAAGACTTTCTGCTAATGCAATACTCATATTTTCATAATGAATAGCATTGCGTTTGTTCACATAAATTTCGCCGCTATCAGGGTCAGAAATTTTTATGTGTCCTTCAACATGTATTCCATTTAGATCATTAAACTGTGTCATCTTTTTTACCTTATACTGTATTTATTTAGGTAGCTCAATTGTTGCTCCGCGAATAAATTTTGCTATTGGTGAAGAACTGGTTCTAAGTGTTTCATTTGGTTGAATCCATCTTCTTCCAGTTCTTTTCACTACTCTTATTTCTGTGTTTACAGCAGGAGTTGTAGTAAAGTTTATACGTTTTTCTCCTGATACATCTACTACTGTAAACTCTTGTGCTTTAACTTGATCGCCTTCGGTGCTGTCTTGTGCTATAGTGTTGTTGTAAACATTAACATCAACTTTACTTAACTTTTTACCACCAACAAACACCTCAATTTCGTTTATGTTATCAAATGTAAATCCAAGATCTACAATTTGACTCGAACCATCTGCAAAATCTCTATATACATCATATGTGTCTTGGTAGTCAATTGTTTCTCCTGGACCTTGACCAAATGCTCTATCGCCTGCTTTGTGCAAACTCTTAACACCTGTTCCTAATGTTCCTCTGCGCAATTGAGATAATGTATTTCCTTGGACTGAAAAATATTCAATACGTTCGCCATCAATCCAAAGTATACCTGGCAGGTTTTTAAGTGTGTTTGGTTTCTGTATTCCAGTTGCATCATCAAGTAGAATAGAGTTGTCATATACTTGCAAATCTTTTGCTAATACGTAAGAGTTTTCTTGGTTTAACCGCTTGTAATGTGTTCTACCAAGCATGTCTCTAAATATTCTAAAACCAAAACGCTTACCTGATACTGCATTAGTCCAATGTAAAACTTGTATTTTATCATTAGCAGCAGGAATTTCGTTTAATCTTACTGCATCAAGTTCTTCCATTACTTCGTAATCAATCAAAGGACGTAGTAATTTTTTATTTTTTACTACCCATACATATTGCGCTCCAGCTGCTTGACTATCAAGTTCGACAATACCACTTGTTAATAAATTACGTCTGGTATATTCAGAAGTAAATTCATTTACTACAGTGTCAGTTAAAACGTCATAACTGTATCTTCTAAATTTGTTAACATCATGATTACTAAAATGCATTACTCTATAAGTTGTAAATGCCCCATTGTATTTGTCTGGATCTATACTTATACTGTCGCTTTCTATAAATTCTATATTTGCAATTTTCATTTGCGTAGAATCGTTTGTTACCCAAAAATCTTCGTCTGCAACAAATTCATCTCTAATTTGTCTTGCCATTCCTTCAACAACAACTACGTTATTTGATACTGATTTTACAATCGGATTAAAAACAGTAGAAGAGGCTGTGCTAACTAATTTTAACGGCTGGCCTACTGTTACTAACGGCTCCATATTAATTGTTGTGCTACCATCTACCTCTGTAAATTCTATTTGTGTATCAATAAAGTAATAATCTGCATTATTGATTACATAGATATCTAGTTTTGTTCCTGCTGGTGCTATGGTATTTGACAATATTGTAATTCTTGCACTTGTTTGATCCCATGTCCAATATTGTCTGTCAACTCTTACATCGTCTGCATATACTAAAATGTCACGACTATTAATTTGTGTCAAGTCTGAAAATGCCCAGCTATCTAAATCGTATACTCTATCAGTTGTTGTAGTATATCTGATACTGTAACCAGGATCTAATATTTCATCGTCACCAAAAACGATCAAATTATGACCTAAAGGTTTTACATTAAATGGTGTAGGCGTATTGGTAAAGTTCCAATAATTTCCTAATGTTTGATTCCATGTTATATCTTGGTATACTAGGCTATAACTTACAATATTTGTATCATACACAGCATATTGTATAATGTTATTTTCTCCAAGTCTCACACGACCGCCTGGAAATTCGATTGTAATTTTGTTTGCTGCTTCTGTTGTGCTATCGCTAATGTTTAAGAAATAGTCGCTACCTTCTGTTGCAACACGGCCGTTCATAACAACAATTGCACTAGCATCACTGCTGAAGTCAGCTGCTGTTACAAATCTCCAATTTTCGCCAACTGGTTGATTTGCAATATCATAAGAGTTGAGTTGTATTGTTTTAGAATCAATTAAATTGTTACCGTTGGATCCAAATGTCATAACAGTAATACTATCGCCAGTTTCTATATTTTCATCGCTATCAATAAACACTGCATTTAAATCATAATCTGAATAAAATACATCTTCTCTTAAAACTTTTTGATTAACCATTACAACAACATTTGTTTCTCCAAATGGTTTTTCAGGAAACTCAAACTCTCTTGTAGATCCATCATAGATATAATTAGCAACAGCAATGTTTGCTAATCCGTTATTAGGTCTTGTATATACTTGTAAATCAAGTGTATCTGTAACTGTGCCAGGAACAAGTTCTTCAGGACCTTTGCTGTTGGTTGCTGAAAAGAATTCATCGCCGTCTACTACAATTTCTCCACTTGGTATGCCTGTGGCAGTAGTTTTATCAAGAGCGCCGCCTGACAAACTGGTGTCAAAATTTGTGCTTACAGGAGATAGAGATCCGTCACTTTCTTCTTTTCTAATAATTACTTCATCACCATCTGTTGTAGTAAATATACCTTGTATATCTATTTCAATTTGCTCACCGTCGCCTACAATTGTAGCCATTACAGCATTTTTGTTGGCTGTAGCAGTGCTGCCATCATATGCAGGGTCGTCTAACCTTACACCGTTTAGATATATGTTGTAATTTACTCCATTTTCTAGAGGTTTTGAAAGTGTGATTGTAGCAGTGCTACCATCTAATTTAATTACTTCGTCACTAAATGTGTTATCAAAAGTGTCCCAAGGCAAATCACTAAATCCGCCGGCGCCAAATCCTTGTTCATTACCAAAACCAAAACTATCGTATAATGCACCTTCGTATTCAACACCTTGCATTACTTGACTTAATTCTTTGCCAGGCATACCTGTAGTAGGATTGTATTCATACAACACTCTGTCGGCAGCATGAAGCAGACTGGTTGCTTTTTTGTAATTTACAACAATCACATCATCGATTGCAGGATCTTTTACAAAATTAATATACCCAAAATACCTATCATAACCTTTTGTAGTATCAAGATCATTGCCAACTTGATATTCGCTTTTCAACATCTCAACACCATTTACTGTGACACTAAATGTATCTGTCTTTACATTCATTGGCCACAACAATTGGAATTTTTGTTTTGCGCCTGTTCCTAAAAAGTTTTCTTTTTGGTCAATAGTCTCAAAATATTTTTTACCACTAACTCTGTCAAATTTTACAGTCATGTGTGTGCTTCTTACCAAAGGATTACCAATAATTACACTTGCTTTTACTGGACTACCGTCTGGATCTTGATTGCCACTTACTGTTACAGTAGGAGCAGATAACACTCTGTTGCCTTTTTTAAGTATTTCAATTGATTTAACTTTGCCTTTAGCAATATATGCTCTCGCAGTTGCTCCACTATTTCCACTAATAGTAACATCTGGTGTATTGTTAAACCCACTGCCTCCGTCTAAAACTTCAATACTAACTATTTCGTATGTATTGTTATCTACCCAATTTTTGTATGGATACGTAAAATATTTTTGCCACAAATCTGTAACTTCATTGTTTGAAAATTTAGCAACACTAGGAGTAATATTTCCTCCAATGTAGCTAGGTGGTAAATCAAAGTCAGATATCAAACTATTGGTAGGTTCAATTTTTTCGTATGAACTTATGTATTCTCTAACACTAGTTTTATAAGGCTTAACTTCGTTGATATAATCTTGATAATTTTCAAGATTGTCATTTTGATATGCAACTTTTTGTTCCAATTCTCCAACATTATGTTTTGCTCTTAAGAAACTTGATTTAAATACCCAATCAACATTTTCCTGTTCAGATAGTGCATATCTTACACTTGCAAAAAATAGTTTATTGTATTCTACAGCCAATTCGCCAATAAAAATATCAGTTTTAATAGCATTTAATATATTTCTTAATTCATTAACTGGTTCTCTATCATAAAATGCTATATCATATACACCAGCATCATAACCAGTAGTTTCTGTTGAATAATTATAAATTAAGCTAGACAATTGAATTGTGCCATTTTGTCTGCCTACAGTTTTGTAATTAATTGTATAATCTTCAGTGTCTTGGTTGTCTATTTTTTCTAACAGAAGCCAGCCGCCTGTTCCAATATTTTTTATTTTAACAACATCACCTATTGTATTATCTAATCCGAATAATTCATAACTAGATTCTATTGTTTGGTTAATTATTGTGTTTATTGAATAACCAGTAGCGTAATAATCAGCATAATTCCAATACTTGGTTGTATCAAAACTTTGGTTGTCTGTTCTATTCCATTCTCTAGAAGTAGGATTGTAAACATATATGCTCCAACGTCCGCCAATTGTTTCATCTGCGTTTACTAATACACTGAATTCTCTTACTTTTAAAATTGTGTTAGACGAATAATCAAAACCTTGTTCTTTAATTTCAACACTTGTAATTTGTCCATTACTGTTTATTGTTGCTTTAAATTCAGCATTTTTACCTGTGACATCATCAAATTCAATTTCAGGAGCAACTTTATATCCGTTGCCTGCATTATTAATAATTACGTCGGTGATTTTACCGTCAACAATCACAGGTGTTAAAACAGCTTGTGTCTTTTTTGCAGTTCCTACAAATTGTAAATCATTTACAGTATCAACTGCAACATCGTGTTTTCCTAAAGACAATAAAGGTGCTGGATCCACTAATAATAATTTGCTTATATTATAATTATCTACTATAATATTTTTCAAAAATACTGAGTTGACTCTATCAACAAATTGTTTTACAGCTTCTATTCTATTTACAAACATACTCTGTCTTGGAATATTTAACAATCCGTATTTTTTAGCAACTTGTAAATTTTCATCTGGAACTGAGTTGCCTATGTTATCATATCCAATTAAACTATCAATCCATTTTTGTTCTATGTCTTTGCTTGGCATAGAAACATCTAAACCTTCTGTTAATAAATTATACTCGTAATGTATAGGCACATTCAAATCTACATCTTTTTCTTTTCTAAAATGTAGTATTGTATTTCGACCTTCAATTAAACTTGCAGTGTTATACATTGCAAATTTGTTATTTTCTAGTATACTAATAAATCTATAACCTGTTGAGGCAGGATCTCTGATTAAGTTAGTTACCGATTCACAACTTAAAATACGCCCTGGAACATTAGGAACAATTTGCGTATTTCTTACCCAGTAAAAATATTTTGTTATAAATCTTTTTCTAATAGCATCATAAACTTGCTTGCTACTAAACACTTCGCTACCGTATAGAGTAGTGCCAGTTACACCTCTTGCATAACCTTCAGTTGTGCCAGCTAAGTCGTCCCATTCACTTGGAAGTAAATCTGACGATACCCATTCACAAACTTGTATTTGTGCGTTAGGCAATAATTTATGGAACACACCTGCTCTATAATTGCTGTTACCTTGATAAGGATCAAACCAACTTGCTTTGCTAATATCCCACCATAGTTTTCCAACATATCTATCTGTCCAGTTTGAATATGCATCTACTGTAACATCTTGTTCGCCTGTGCTAAAAGAATATACTGCTGGATCATACCAAGTTTTAAATGTAATTTCTTGTTCTGCTGGACCTGCAATTTTTCCTTGTCTTGGATCTATAACATCTAAACGTTGTATAATATCTTTTTTGTCATCGCTATACAAAAATACCTGTTGTAGTTCTTGTATTTTTGGTTTTGAAACTTGACTTGTTAAAATAGTCCAGCTATCTTTTCCTTTAGTAAAACTAAAATCAGCTAACAATCCTTGGTTAACACTATTTACATATTTAGAATTTCCTGTGGCTGGATTGTCTGCTTCAAGGGCAGTAATAGTTGGCATATTCAAATACAAATGATTTTGATTAAATTTAAAATCGTCAAGCACATGATTGGATGTATCTCTTTTATATGCTATATCTTCTCCGTAAACGTAGGTGTTGTTGATTAGTTGGAATACTACAATTCTGCCTGTATCTTGTATAGTTTTTGATATTCTTGTGTTACCATTGTCAAGTTTTAATTGATTGTTATCAAAACCTGTAACTTCAACTAAATCACTGTTTTTACCACAAATTGCAAGTTTATTACCGCTAAAATCAACTGCACTTCCGAATGCTTCATTTTTATCTTTATAAGGACTTCTAACATTTTGCGACAGAGTATACAAATCATCTGACTGCTGCTTATACAGGTATACTGTGCCAGCATCATTTGATATATCATCGTTGTATGGTGCTGCTACAGCAATACGATCACCGTCGTCATTGATAGCAAAGTCTACACCCCAGCTTTCTCTTTTTGTAGTATCTGCTTTTATTTCTTGTATATATTTCCATCTATCGACTGGTTTGTTATAAACACTAAGAGTTCTAACACTACTTACATCAGACTCAACAACAATTTTATCTCCATTGTCATTTACGTCAAATTTAATGCCAAAATTTGATTCGCCTGTATCAGAGTCACCGTCTAATTCTTGGTATCTATTAGGAATATATCCGGTGTGTTCTATATCTTGTGCTGCAATCCAACTATTTGTATCTGTAGGTAATTTATCATTAACAGGAGTTGTTAGAGGAATTCTTTCAACAAGTGCTTGATACAATGCACCTTGGTAGAAAACTATATCGTTTTCTCTATATTTTTCATTTACATCAAACACACCTTTGTAGCTTCTATTTCTCGTCCACTTCCATTCGTCGTCAAATTCAAAGAAATAAACACGACCTACGTCAATACCAGGAGCACTAACATACAATTGATGTATACCATTTATATTTTTTCTTAATTCTACTTGATAACCAAATTGTTCTTCTGCATTTGGATCAGGACTACACATAACTATGTCTAAGGTATACTCTCTTGTAGAATCATCAAACTTGTAAATATGAACAATACCTTGATTACTCAATCCTGATGAATTTCCTACACCAGCAGGAATATAATATGCTGGTTCCCAATCATTACTGTCGCTATCAGAAATAGTGCTACTATCGCTATAACTGTCATGCCAGTTGCTTACAGCTTGTTTGGCTCTCCATAGTGTGCCTCTGTCAACTACTATATCGCCTTGGTCGTATGCTTCAGTTGGATCATAAGTGCCTTTAAATTGTGTTAACGCATTATCAGCTCGTGGTGCACCAACTGCAATAAATTTACTATCTGGTGAAATTGCAACACTTGCACCGTATCCAGAATTTATGTCAGCTTCTTGTTCTGGTTCAAAAATTGCTCCTGCAGAATATGTAAAACTTTCTGCATTTCTAATCAGTAAAGATACTTTGCCTATTCTTGTAGATGACGTGTCGGTGCTGTCACCTCTAACAAGTGTTGTGTTTCCAAAGTTAATGTCATATGATTCCGCTACACGGTTAAGCTGTGAATCTAAATTTGCATATTCTTGTTGTAAACTAATTACACTGTTATTTTCGTATACACTGAAAATACCTTGTCCGTTATCGTCTACCCAAAGTCTGTCAGCTGCATCTTTTTGTATATCTTCAATATTTAAATTTAGTGTTTCAAAGTCAGCAAATCTTCTTGTTACAAATCTACTTAAACTTGCGCCGCCGGCTGCTGAAAAACTATCATCAGGATCTTCAAAAGAAATTTCAATTTCACTTGATCCTAAATCAAATGTAATGTCACTGCCTAATACTTCTGTTACTTTGTAAAATCCTTTTAAATTTGGAATACTAGAAAATATTCCTATAATATCGTCAACAGCAATATCGTCAACTTGTTTATCGCAATTTATTTTTACACCAGAATTACTCGACGCAAGTGTTAAATTTGTAAATCCTAGTATTTCTAAATCACTTTGACTGTGCTTTAAAACTGTCCAAGATTGTTTGTCAGTAGTTACCCAAATGTGTTTGCCAATTTCTAAGTTGTCAATATCTATATTCAAAATAGAATCTTTAGATGTTACAATAAATTCTACATCCTCTGACCTAACATATCCTGAATTTTTTGTAAATGTATCCGTATTAGATATTACACTTGTTAATGTATGATCGTAATCTTCTGGCGATTTGAAAACTTGATTTTTAGCAATTTCATAAACTAAGTCAGTTCTGCCAATTGTAATATTGTTATTAAGTTCAAATAACTGCGGTTCAATTCTGTATTTGCTTTCGTCAAGTTTGTATTCAATTTCTTGAATATTATCAATTGCTCCGTATTGTCCAGCTCTAATTGCCCATTCTTCATATAGCTCAACACTGTCTTTATTAGAAGAACCTAAAGCATCAAACAACTTGGTCATAGCATTATTTGTGCCTTTTTCTTGTATAAATCCTTGATAAAATTTATATTGGCTCACATTATCGGTAATAATATTTTCTAAATATTGACGTTTTTGATAGCCAATTAAATGCTGTGCTAAACGTTGTTGTTCTGTGTCAAAATTATCTGTATCTAAATCATAAAAATCTGCAAACTGATTAACTTTATAATCCCAGTTTGGATAAATTTGCGATACAGGTTTTTCAGATAGTCTACGCCATTTTGTATTGTCAAATGTTTGTTTAGAACTATGATTTCCAAATGCACTATAATAAAATTCTTTGTATTTTACTACATCGCCTATACGATAATCTGTGTTTTCTCGCCAATCAACAATTTTTGCTTCATCATAAAAAAATCCTGGTATACTCAAACTACCAGTCCAATTATCTGTTCTATACCCTACAAGTTTGATACGTTCTTGTCTAAAGCCAGCTGCTTTATCAAAAATAACATCATTGAATACTGTTTGATTATCAATCAATACCACATGTTCTTTTTGCACTAATGGTAATTTAATTAAGAATATACCTTCCGGTGTGCCAACAGGATTAATTGTAAATTTTGTATCTTTGTCTCTAAAAATATTTGTTAAACTACTGTCTATTGCATTGCCGTTTCCGTCTAATATAGATACATCGTAAAAATTATCATATACATTATCAATAGTAAAATTGTTTTTTGAAAATGTAACTCTGTTAGCAGCAGGACTAATGGCTAATACTGTATCATTGTCCCAGTTTTGTGTGGTAAAGAATAAAAACTCTTTTATTAGTAGCAGCATGTCTTCTACTTGCCCACTTTCAGGATTAATGTTTTCAAAGTTCCAACCGTCGTCTTTTAAGTATGCTTCATACCCTAACAGGAAGTCTACAACGTCTTGTTCTGTTTTGTAAATCTGTCCGTAAGGAACACTTGTAGCAGTTTTGTTGAATCTTCTTCTAATAACGCCGGTTTTACCTCCTTGAACAGGAAGCTCTGCTAACTTAGTAAAATTTTTATTTTCAAATTCATTAGAGCTTACATGAGAAACTTTTGCTCTATAAAATTCATTGTTGTATTTTACAACTGTGCCAATTGTGTATGTATTAGACTCGCTCCAGTTTAAGAATTTTTCACTAATTCCTCCAACATTAATAGCACTATCACTTTGTGTTTCTATATAAGGATAAATTGTAAATGAAGGATTTTGATTGTCATAACCTTCTATAATATATCCACTATCGCTCACTGTAATCAAAATGCCACTAAGTGTTGCAACTTGTTGAACTGAAGAAGTATTTAAAAATATTTGATAATTTTCTTCTGGAACAAATACGCTGGTTTTATTCAACGGACTTCTGCTGTCAAGTAACAATTTCAATTTATTTTTTTCAGCAAAGCCGGCTAATTTTATGCTTAATTGATTGTCTAGCCTTTTTAAATCTGACTGATAAGAATCATAACTAGATGACACTGCCCATTTCACATAATTTGCTATGTAATTTATTAAACCAGCAGTAAAATGTTGTTTTGATTCATTGCCAGTGAGTGTGGGAAAAATTATATCTTTTGTTGTAATAGCTTGTCCAGTTTCATTGTAAACAAAATTGCCTGCCATATCTTTGATAATTCTACTTCTATCAAAACCTAATCCAAAAACTTCACATGGCTTACTTACAATCCAAGCCTTTAGTATAGCAAATCTATAATCACTGCTATTTCTAAATGCACTTTCGGTTGGTCCTTGATCTCCGTAAACAAAAGGCTCGCTTGTAGAAGGTAGATAAAATCCTTGTGCTATTCCGCTATCCAAAGGTGAACGTAAATTTCCATTTTCGTCAGTAGGAATAATAGACAATAAATTTGGACGTTTATACTTGTCTAATGTCTTTACAGATTTGCCAGGTTCTTTTACAAAACCGTCACGTAAATCTTGCCATAGCACTGTATTACTTAGAGTGTATGGCGCAGGACCATAAACATCTTGCCACCATGTAGGCTCAATTGAAAAACCTAGCATTTCCCAAGGATGTGTATGCGGACGGTCTGTATCATAGAACTGTTTAAAGATTGCACGCCACCCACCTGGTAATCTATTGCCATCTGCATCTGACATGCTTCTATAATTAAATGTAAAACTATTTTCGCCGCTCCAATTTGTATTTTCAGTATAATTTGGATTTCCAGCTGTGCTTAACCATGAACTAAAATCTTCAAGAATAAGGCTATCAATTGTTTCTCTACTAACACCTGTCTTTCTATTAAATCCACCTATAAAATCATGAATATCTAAATATTCAGTGTTATAAGATGTTTTAATATTGTTGTAAATTCTTTTTTCAAGATCTAATAATAGTTCATCTCTATAATCATCAAATCTTACAGTATAACTTCCATCATGTCCAACAATAACATCAACATTTCCATTAGCACCTGTAATTGTTTGGAACTCTGGTTTGTATAACGGATACAAACCTAATTTAGTTGGTGTAGGTGGAACATAGCACCCGTTTGTGTTTTCATATTCATATACAACTATGTCTTGTCCTATTGTTGGATTATAGTATTTTATAAATCCATTTTCAAAATCGTAATCTACACCTTGATATTTTTGTTCGCCGTTAACATAAACTAAAACTGCTTTGTTGCTGAGAGTTTTCAAATCAAAGTTTGTAAAACTTGTAGGCAAATATGCTGTTTCGTCATATTCTATTTCATGAATCGTTTCTGTAGTTGCATTCATCGGAATCATATCAGATGCAAAAAACGGCATACTTGATGTTTTGTCTTTGTTCAAAGTATTCATTATCAAGTCAACATGTTTTTTGGTATCTCCATGAAATCCAGTTTGGTTTGCTGTAAAAAGAAAGCTACTTTTAAATCTGCTGTATTCTTTCATAGCAAATTGAATAGATTTAATTATGTTTGCATCCTTATCTACCAAATGATATGCTGCTAAATTTACAGGTCCGCTGTGTTTCATAAACTGCGTTCCGTATTGAGTAATGTTTGATAAATCTCTTAGGTTTGTATTTCCAGGTATACTACCTTGTGCTACTGGATGATAATTTTCAACAATACTGTTAACATGTTTGTTTACTTCACCGAGTGTAAATGTTGTAAGATTTTCATTTTGTGGATTGCTTTCCAAATTCTTTGGTATTTCATAATATCCATTAACGTTTTTGTTTGCAGAACTATAACATTTTAAAACTACAATACTTTCACTATCTAAATTATTAAAAAATCTTACTTGTTTGTATTTTACAGTGTTATCTAATGTGTAATCAACACCTTCAATTTTCTTTTTGTTGTTGACAAAAACTCTAACCACTAGATCATCGAGTAAATGACTATTATCAAATACATCTACAGGAAAATTATTTAATTGTCCGTTATATTGTCTAATAACAGGTTGTCTTGATTTAAAATATGTTTTTTCCCAGACGCTTTTCCATTTATAACTGCCGTCTTGGTTAAAGATTTTGAAGAAACCACTTGAAGTATTTTTTTCTACAATATTTTGAGAACTGTCTTGATAGGTAAATTTATCGGTGTGATAATTAAAATCAAAAACAATATCACCAAAATTGTTAATACTTTGGTATTTCAACGGAAATCCAAGTTCTACATCGTTAGAGCCGCTTCCTTTTGCATAAGAAAAAAGTTTTGTCCCTATAAAACTTGTTCCTACATACTGTGTAGTATCGCCATAACTATATGCATTTGAATCAAATAAATCAAAATGAGGTTGTTGATTTACAGATGTTTTTTCTTGAGCTTTATTCCATTTGTTATTTGCATAATGGAACATCTTTCCAGCATTAACATTACCTTGAGAAACTAATACAGTATCGCCTTCGTTTGGAATAGTATCTGCTTCTTCAATTAAAGTTATTTGTCTATTTTTTATTGTGCCTGTTCCAAAGTTAATAAATTTTACTTTATAAATTTTTCCTGCAACAAGTATGTCTTTGTCAGCTGTGAACAATAATCTCATGCCATCTGTGACTTCAACACCATCAATAATGTATCCACCTTTTCCTTCAATAGTGCTAAAAACATCAGTTGTAAACGTATCTATTAGATCAACATTATCTTTTGCAACAGCACCATGATTATATAATTTTAAACCAGATGTATACTCAATAATTGGACGCTTGGCTCTAGCTTCCTCGTCAATTTCTACAGGTAACCCTGCTTGGTTATAACTTTCTACAATAACATCCCTATGGAACCATCTGTTATATCTTGACCACGGGTTTTTATCTGGACTACCTCTGTTGATTGTGATATAATCTTTTTGTGCAACAAAAGCAGCAGCATCTTCATAAGGATATTCGTCAAAGCCAAATTCCTCGCCATCAAATGGAACATTTTTTACTGTTGTAAAAGGAACTGGAATTTCTAATTCTGTTTCTGGTATCAATCTAATAGAAGACCCAACTCCTTCAACAAAATAATTTCCTGTTGCATATTTTTTTGGAGTTACCTCGCCTACAAAAAAGATACGCTGACCATTTGATAAATTTCCACCAATTGGAGATTGATATGATTTTTTACCTATAATTTCATCTTCTACATTAATTTGAGAATTTTCATTTATGTTATAAAAGTTAAGCAATCCATTCATATTTGCATTGTTTTTACTTGCATAATATAAAAGTGGTGGAACTGTATCGTCTGGAGTAAATTCAATACGGCCGTTTTCAATCCATACATCGTCTGTTTCAATGTATGCACCGTCTTGATTTCTTTTGTATCTTTTGATATTTGTATTGTAAATTGTGCTGATATTTTCTGCATCAATTTCTAAAAGAGGATCATTATCTTGATATGCAATATTTGTTACAAAAGAAATAGGTTCACCTGGAGTGTTAATATCAAATTTATAAGTTTGACCTTTATATAATTTTAATGTTGGATTTTTTGTTATTCCATCTGGAGAAAAAACATAGCTTTGTGTTTGATCGTCGGTTCCCAACTCAACATTGTAAACACTGGTTATACCTCGTTGAGATCCACTAACAGCAACCGGAATTGGACCAAGTGGCAGCCAATAATATTCTCTAAAATTTGTAAACTTATCAAAATCAATGTGCGGATTCCAACTATAACTTGTTTGTGAATTTAGCACACTGTGATTGTTCACACTACCTTTATATGTTTTTATAACACCTAATAGATCTGTATATGAAGAATAAAAATTAACATTACCTAAATCATCTTTACTTACAATACTAGATTCAAACTGATAGTTTTCTCTATCTGTAGATACATCAGGTAAAAAAGTATCTGTAACCTTTGCTGTAGGAGAATTTCTTCTTCCTACATATGCATCTAATTTTTCGATTACACCTTCAGAAATCATTGAATCAATGGTTGACTGAACAAACTTATTGTTTGTATCTGTTCTAAAATACCTTGGTAACAAGTTTTTAGCTGATCTGTCTGAATCGCCAATTGGCAATGGATAATCAATACTTTCCATTAGTAACTGCTTCCTCCGCTATTAGAACTACTACTTGTTGTAGTCACAACTGTTTCTGATGAACTAGATACCGCTTGACTTGTATCGTTAACAGATGTTACAATTGCTCCACTTGCTTTTAGGCGTTCTGCTGTAATTGCTGTAATTATTTCAACATTATCTACTGTTGCACCACTTATAAATATTTCATCATTTTCAGACTTTACTTCAAATAAACTTCCAAAGCTATCTGTAGCACTGTTTGGAACTAAAACAATACTGTGTAAATCAGGTGCTAACGACTGCATAATATATGCACTAAGCTCACTCCAGTAAAATGTTTCTCCAAAATTCCAATTTTCTAAAGCAAAAAATTCTTCTATTGCTTCGATAATTTTACTTTTTACATCTTGATCGTTAACTACTCTGTCTGTGTTTTTTACAACTTTTAAAGTTGCTTGCAGACTTGGAGTTGCTTTTGAACCAAACAAAACTTTAAACTTTACTGGATGATAAACAATTTCATCACTTATACTTTTTATTTTGTTTATTTCGCCGCCATAAGTTCTAAATAACTGATCACTACTCATTGGTAATGGCTCGGCAGCAAATGCTCCAGCAAGATACTGTCTATAACTTGTATCATATTGTTTTGTTAACAAATATGTATCCATTATATTGCTACTACTTGGATCAATTCTATTGTTTTCATCGCTTGCATGTAAATATTGAAATTTCAATCCTGCTCTACCCAAGTAACCTTTATAGTTAAAAATCAATTGTCTTGTTCTTGCTGTGCTGTTGACCTTGTAAAAAACGTTTGTTGAAGACACATAAAAAATAGGATCTCCTGGTGTTGTAACTGTTGCTTCTACTTCACTTGTTACTACTCTAATGTTTTCTGCGGCTGCATCTACATAATAGTAAAACTCATTATCGTTTGTAGATTTTTTAACAAAAACATATTTAGATTGTGACGAATTATTGTTAGCAGTGATATCTTCAAATATTTGAGGATTGTCTACTACACCGTCGTCGTCATTATCAAAAAATACAACTTCAACTTTTTTACTGTTTACGTATCCAATACCGTCTCTGTATTCAGCACTTACTGCCCAATCATAATCGACTGTGAACGGTGTTAATTGACCTGTGCTGGCAAGATTCTTGTTAATATTTAAAATGCTTATTTTGTCTCTTACAATTTCACTTGTTTTACTATCGTAAATCTTTTTAGTAGAATCATAAAAGAATCTTACTTCCTTGTCGCTTTCAAACACATATCGTAATGTCCTCGATGTGATTGTGTATTCAACTCCGTTGGTTTCAAATAAAACAAGCCAACTTCTATCTAAATTTTGCTGTGTAATGTCACCAGTTAACCCACTACTCCATTCTTGAGTAGTATTAACATTTTCTTGTGTCACTACTGCCCAACGTCTTGTGCTTGTGTTGTATCTTAGCGCAACAGTTCTGTATGCAAATATTTGATCTACTAAAACACTTTTTACATCATCAATTAAATCTCTAACAAACTTTGGTTTGATTTTATTTAAAATTGCTCCTGTAGGAATAATATCATTAAATGTAATACCACCTAGACCTGATGCAGACAGTTCATTACCGCCGTTATTCACAGCAACTACTTTTACCCATTTGTAACTACTAGATCCTGCGTGATCTGCTGCTCCTAACATCAATGTTCCATCAGGCATAAAATGCTGGCCTGTTGGCGCAGTAAATTTGACCAACGCTCCTGGTTCTAAATATCTAAATACACCTTCTGTAAAGCTGGAAACAGTATACTTGAATGCTGATGTATCGCTTGCATTTGAACTATCAACAATAAATCCAGTGCTTCTATTTGTATCCTTTGTAGTTTGTTGCCAAACTACGCTTAAATCACTATAATCTTGATCTGTAAACTTATCATAATAATAATTGCGCAAATTGTTATCTTCGAGTAGATTAGTAACAGTGTTGTTTATTACACCTTCAATATCAGTTTTTGTAACAAAACTAAAATTTGTTTTTTCTGTTTTATAATCTTTGTAAATAACTCCGTCGGTTCCAAACATATTTGTAGTGCTGTATTTTCCTGTGCTATCTCTTAAATCATAATATCTATTAATACCACTGCTGGTTCTGTTTACTGCTTTTGCTTTGATAATATCTTGACTTACACCCAACGGACCTAGGTTATAATCCTCACCTGTGATTAATCTGTTTTGAGTGTAGTATGTGCTAGGTGCATTGTCACGTATACTATCTGTTGATTCTGTGCTTGCGCCATTGGTAACTGGTTGCTTTAGGCTGCAAACTATTGATAAAGTTTCGTTGCGTCCAATACCAGAAGTATATGGAATACTGACTTTGATATTTTGTATATTATTTGCAAAAATAGTATAATCTAAATTTGCACTTGTTCTATAGTAAGCTCTAAAATTGCCTTTAGGTAAATTACCAAAAACACCATCGCTAAAAATTAAACTAATTCTATCATTTGTTCTAGTTAACACACTGAAAATATTTTTTATATTTTTTGCAATGCTATTATAAATTACATTATTACCTTCAACAGCATCAACTTTTGTCCAAGCAGTTTCCTCAACTCCTTGTGAATTTAAACTGTATAACCATACGTCACTGTTGTTTACATTTGTTGCATCTATTTCTACATTTTGATTAGGTGTGGGTAAACTTACCGAAAAGTCACCTCGTTGTAGTGTTCCTTGTCTAAAGTGTAGGAAAAATCCTGTGTTAGAACTACCTGCGCCTTGGCCGTTGTCTCTATATAACAAACTGAATTTGTTTCCTGTCAACGGCGCTTCTTCAATTATTTCACCATTGTCGATATCAGCACCAACAACTTCAAAATCTAAATTTGTGCCGTTAATAACTTTGTTAAAACTGAACACTGGAAATGCAGATTGTAAATTATTAAGTTTATATTTTTCTGTTGGAATACCATTGACAATGTCAGACTTACGAGGAGAACCAAACTGATTTTGATCAAGCATTGCTGCATTCATAATTTTAATAAATTGTTCATACCAATTACTATTTGTTTGATCATTCCATTTTACAGACTTACCCGAAATGTTGGTTCCTGTTGTGTCAACAATATTTTCTGTTGTCGTCACGCTGTCTATTTTGAGTAATCCGTTGGCAGTTTGATTTCTTGTTACATTATAACTAATAAGTCTTGCTAATCTTAAAACACTTTCTCTACGCTCTGCTAATTCAATAAAATTTTCTCTAGCATTTAGATCAACCCTAAAGCTAATATTTTGGCCAAGGAATGCAATTAAATCAATCAAAGATAGGTATTCAGAACTTTCAATATAATCATTAAAATCTTCTGGATAATTTTGTCTAATATAATTGATCATTGTTCTACGTAGATTGTCAAAATCATAGCTTTTGAAATCTGCGTATTTGAAACTTTGATAAATTTTTTGCCAATCTTCGGCTAATAATAATCGGTTTTGCCTATCTGTAGATGACATGTCTTTTTCCTTAGCTAATGTAATATTTATGAGATTTATAAACTACGCACATTAAAACTAAAGCTGGTTTTCGTTATCAAAACGAAGTGTTAAACGTTCACTTATATTATAATCTAAATAGGTCAAGTCTGCATAAACTTGAATACCTGATTCATACGCATCAACAATAATATTTTCGGCTTGCACTCTTGGATCATAATTCAATATTTGTGTTACATTATCCAATACAGCACGTTTTATTGGTTCAGTAAGAGGTTCAAATAAAACATCCCAAATTATACAACCAAATCTTGGATTTTCCAAACGCTCGCCTACTTTAATGTGAAAGTGATTTAAAATATCTTGCTTGATTAAATCTAAATTACGCAGTTGAAACGTTTTTTCGTTAGAAGAAACTGTGCTAAGTCCTTTATAACTTTTGTCAACCAAAACATTATTACTAGATTTAGGTGTTGTTATTTTTAAATTTTTATATAGATTCTTTTCTAACGTGCTCATAATGTATTTAACCTATCTTGTGCTTGTTTCGTATACACCAGTATCACTAGACGGCGGGCCGCTTGTATTTTGTTCTGACTGTATTGTTACCAGAGGTATATCAAACCCAGCTGGAATTTCCCAGTTTCTTCTAATTTGATTTAAGTATAATCCTGTGGTTTCTCTATTTACAATTCTAAAATTCGATAATGGATTTTTACCATTGCTTTGATTACCTCCAAACATTCTAATTCTGTTTGCAGCAGGATCAATACTATGCACAAACCCAACATGTCCATAACGTGATTCTTCTTTACGTGTAAGTACAACCAAATCGTATTTTCTAATTTTTGTAAAATCTCGCCAATCTACTGATTGTCCATATCGTAAATAACTTTGGCTACCCATACCAGGAACAATATGTTCTAATCCACATTTCCACAATACCCAGGTCACAAATGCTGCACACCATGGATTTGTTGTTGGTCCATCAACACTCATTCTGCCGCCGCCAGCAACTTCCCATGCTTCAGCAATATTTGGATTAGGAGGATTTCCTCTTTCTTTCCAATCTTGACTAGGAAACGCTTCTAATATTTGTTGCAAACTTGCAAATGCTGTGCCAGCAGGTGGCGGATTTTCTGGAGGTTGTACAGGTTGATAATTACCGCCAATATTAGGATCAAAATCTCCCACTCCTGTAAGAGCATCTGGCGGAGTGAAAACACTACTTTGTGTATTATCATCAAAAGGTAAAAAATATCTATCAATTTCGCCAGCTTCTAATGCTCTTGACGGAGACGGAACTGGATTACCTGGTATAACTATTTGACACATTATCCGTATACTCCTGTGTTTGGAACAGTGGCTTGTCCCAACTGTATATATTCATCAATGCTAGTGCCGTAAGCGTCTGTTCCTACCGCAGTTTCGTTGCGCCATTTTCTAACATCGTTGGGTCCTTTTAGATGCGCACCCATCAACAATCCAGCTATTAACTGTTTAGTGTCGCCTTCTCTAATACTACCATTAGCTTTGAGATATCTTACATTTGCATTAGTGTAAAGTATCATGCCTTTTTCTTGGCAATCTCCTTTGTTTGCCAACCAATCGTCGACATTATTTACTCCGTCTTTTCCTGTCCAATTATCTGGATTAAGTCTTAGTCTTGGACTGCCGCCTTGGACGCTTTTTCTAATGTAGCCGCCTTCTTTAAGTGCATAGCCACCAAACTGATATTTTCCTGCAAAACCAATGCTATTTGTGCAATTATAACGCAAACCGCTTTCTCTAAAGCCAAGAGCATTAAGATAAGCAACAGTTTCTGCCTCTGTGAATCCAGTTATTAAGCCTGCCGGAGGAGCCGACAATGGTCCATCGCTAGGACCATTGCATCCATATTGCGTGCCTGTTGTTCCAGCTGGCGGATAATCTTGTTGGAGTTGCGCTACTGCCACATCGGTTGTTGCTTCAGCTACAGCTTGTGTGCCTCCAGATACTTCAACAGATCCGCCTGCTGCTGAAGCAATTGTAGAACCTACTGTAGCACTACCAAAGTATCTTGATGTTGATCTATATTTGTCTGCAATTTCTTGTGCAGCGTCAGGTGTAATTAATGTTGGATCAGTTGTATCATACACTGGATTTTCAACTATAGCACCATTTGCTAATGCTGCATCATTAACAGCTCTTGCAAGTGTTTTCAAATCATTTTCAATAGGATGACCAAATGGAGGATTTATATTTGGTGAAACAATTACAACTTTGTATCCTAATGCATTCAAATCAACAATAATTTTTCTAACGTTAACTTTTGCTTTCTCAGGATCGCCTATGTCTTCTATACCTACAGCTACTACTGCAAATTGCCCTGCAGATGCATTTGGAAATGCAGCAGCATCTCTGTTTGATTTTTTATTAATATCATCATCTTTTACTGCACTCGAAACAGGTGTCACACTTCCGGCACCGACTGCTGCAAAAGTATCAGGCAATGTTGAACTCAAATGACTATTAACTTGCTGTGTTCCTGCTCTAGTTTTTTCAACTGTATAGGCTGCTGGATTTAAGTTTTCATGCTGTGGCCACGGTTCATGCTCAGGCACTCGTGCTGCAACTGCTGCCCTTACAGGTGCATTTGGCAAAAACGGATTAGGAGCAGGTGGCAATGTAGCTTCACGAGATTCTATAGCAGTGTCAGCAGGATAACTACTACTATTCAAATGTATTTCAGTAGCAGTTGTTTGAATGTTGGCGCCATCTGCTTGTAAACTCATCAATGCTTGTGAATATAATTTAGTTGCACCTGTGCTGTAAAGTTCTAATGTATTTGCAGAAGTTATATATGTTTGCAGTTCGCTACTAAAATGATTTTGACCATCTACTTGATGATAACTGCTACCTAGTGCTTTCATGTGATAATCACCGTCAGTAGTAATTTTTACAAATTCGCAACCTTCAATGCCTACGCTTTCTGCACTACCAACTGCCAAATGTTGCTGGCTAATTACATTGAGAGTGCCTTTACTGGTTAAACTAATGTTATCATTACCATAAAGTCCAATGCCGTCGTGGCCTGTCAAACTAATGTTTGCTCCAGCATTTACTGCTACTTCTTGCTGTGCCGAAATGCCAACGCTATTTCCAGCATCGATTGCAATATCTTTGCCTGCACTGATATTCATGTTTTCGTTTGCAGTTAGATTTATGTCTCTATCGGCTGTAAAGTTTAAATCGTTTTCACTGTGAATACTAACACTATCTTGAGCGTATACATCAATTTTGCCGTTGCTAGACATTTCTATCCAGCTAGTCCCTTTACTATTACTAATATAAATTAAATCTTCTGTATTGTGTAAAAGTATCTGATGACCTGTGCGTGTTCTAATTCTAAACAATTCATTTGCAGGTCTAGTTACATCACCTGTGTCCTCTGTGTTTTCAATGTCTGCATATTCAAAAGGTGTAGATTCCGGATGCCCTTTGCGTAAAAATTTGTCATCACCGTCGTCCATAACAATACTGTGTCCACCAAGTCGTGATTTATAAAATTCGATTTCGCCTTTACCGTGTTGATAGGTTGGAGCATTTTGTCTTTTATCAAAAGGCCCTGGAGTGTTCATACCGAACACTGTGCTCGGTAGTTCCCTTCTTGCACTGCTTGTGGTAAGTCCTCTTACATCGTCTGTGATTAATCCTGCTCTAGTTAAAACATTTACAAAATCTGTATTAACAGGTTTTAAAAATTTTGTAGGTTGATTTTCGCCATCTGGAGAAGTCAATGCTTTATTGTATTCTCCTACAGGCAATTTTTGACCAAGTTCGTTTATGTAAGTAGAAGTTCTGCCATCAGGAATTGTAAAGTTTGTAAACGTATCTTGTATACATGCAATCCAATAGCCAAAATCTTTTCTTCCTTCCACAAGTAATACAATAACTTTTGTGCCAACATCAGGAGGCACAGCCCAAAAACCGTAACTTTGTTGTGTGTCTGCATATGTGTTATTTGCACCTACTTGATGCAAAGGCGTTTGTCCAGAAAAAGGACTTGCATACAAACACTGTATACTTTGTCCTGTATCATCCCAATCATTACCGTTTGAATTTGCTTTTAACAAATTAACTTTTAAACCACCCATAAAAGTTTGGTCTAAATGTCCTATTACTCTTCCAATATATATGCCTGGATCAAAAGTAACGGTGTTATCGCTTTTCCTAGTAAATTCAGTTCTTATATTACGTGGTTCTGGCATTAGAATAACTTGCCTCCAAATTGTCTAGTAATTCTTGCTGCGGCGCCGCTTTGGAAATTTTCTGCTGCTTGTGCAAAAGAAGTTACAGTTGCCTGTTGTATATAACCAGGTATCTTGTCAAAATTCTTCTGTATTGACGCAGGCATTTGTTGGACAGCATTTGCTAATTCAGCAGGCAATTGTCCTTGGAATTTTTGCATAACATCTGGCAATTCTGCAGAAAGTTTTTGCAATGTTATAGGCAGTTGTGCTTGTGCTTGTGATAGTGCAGCCGCAAGTTGCGGTTGTCCTGCTGCAATAGCTGCATTAATTTCGGCTTGTAATCCTGCGCCGCCTGCAATCACTCTACTAATATCGCCATTGATATCTTGACTGCCAGCTAATACTGCATTAGCAAGACTACTACTTGTAATGTTATTAAATAATCCAGGTATTTGATTTTGTAGTTGTTGTGCTGCTGCTGGTAACCCTTGGTTAAGTTGACCTAATGCACTGTTAAGTTGACCGCCAAATCCGCTTGGCAAAATACTTGACAGGGCACCAATTGTTCTGTTCAAGGTATTTGCAATTAAATTAATTTGATTAAATGCACTAAAAACATTTTGTGCTATATCATTTATTGCTGTGCCACTAAACAATTCAGGAATTTTATCAATTTGATTGTTTGAAAATCCTGTTAATAATGAGTTTATACCATATTCAGTTTTTTGTAAAAGAGCTTGTGTTGCAACTGATTGACTTGCAATTTTTCTGTTGATATTTCCTAAAACTAAATTTGGATTAGAATAAAGATTTGATAAAACTAAACTATTAGATAAATTTTGATCTTCTAATGTTTGTCCTGGCATTTTCATTAAATTCAAAGTTTGTGTAAATGTTCCGTTTGCAAATTCATTACGGAAAGTTACAATCTTGTATACGCCGCTAAAAGCATTTGCAGGATCTAATGCAGTAAGGTTGCCAACAAAATCTACACTTGTCCTAAAACTAATCAAAACAAAAACTTCGCCTCTTGTAATATCAAGATGTCCTTTGTCTGTTACACCAATTGCACTAGATTGAGGATGATTGTTGCCAAAGTCAGCTTCAGTAAAATAAAAAGGATCTCCCCAAATTCTTAAATCAAGCATAACATTATCTTGGTCACTGTTGAGAATTAACTTGTTAAAATGTTCTGCTATTCTTCTTTTACCGCTATCGTCACCAGATCCGCCTGACGGTGATGTTGTGCCACTGCCTGTGGCTACATTACCAGACGGATTAGAAAAATCTTCGCTGGCTGTAACTGAAAATCCTGGGCCAACACTTGAAACACTTTGTGATGTAGGTTCTATTACTGCCCTATTACCTGAATTTTGCATAGTGTCCTGACCGCCTTGTGATCCAAGTCTAGTCATTTCTTTGTAGAATGCATTGTTAATATTAAAAGTAAAATCTATAATATCTGTGTTAAGTCCTGTATACACATAATTGTAGTGTTTTACTGCTTTTTTGATTTGAGGACTGTAAGTTTGGGGTGCTAGTCCAGTAATTCTACTTGAATGAATGCTCTGCGGTGTCACAATGTAAGTATAACGCATTGCAGGATTACCTGTTTTTGCCATCATACTTGGATCAATTATTTCGCTACGAGAATGAATTTTAAACCAAGTTATTTCTCCTTGATCTCCAAAACCATCTATTACAGCAAGTTCATCTGCTTTAGCCTTTCCCCATGCACTTCCAAGTAAAACACCTTCAATAATTTTTTCAATTTTTTCACCAACACCAAATTGAAATTCTCTATTATCTGGATCAAATGTCATTGATCCTCTAGTAATCACTTTTGTTCCGTCTGGGTTTTCTCTTATTTGACCGTCAACTAATGTTTTAAAAGGAATATTTCCGTAGGCAAATTGATCATCTGTAATAAGTGCTTGTCCTAATTCGTTTTCGTTTTCATTTATAACTGCATTTGCTCTTATACTACGAGGATTTGGTATTTGTCTATTGATTTGTGCTAGATTTCTTTCAGCTTGTAGTTTTTCAAACGGATCTGCAAATCCAGAGAGTGTTTGTTCTAATGCTGTAACTCTAGGTTGGTTTGCTTGTCGAATTAATCTAGCATCTGATACTGCTGTTTGTCTTTGCTCTTCAGCAATATCTCTTTGTCTTCTAGCTCTATCACGTAATGAATATTCGTATTGTATAGAAGTAGTTACATAAGCTCCATCCGAATTTAATAAACTAATATCTTGTGGGAAATCTATTCTAAATTCATGCGGAATATAATTTGTATCTTGTCTAGCTTTTTCAGTTTCAATTTTGTTTAGATGCTCTTCTAAACTAAATTCTCCCCAAGATAAGATTTCTCCTACACTTCCCCCTTTTAAAGCAGCATCGTTTGGTATTCTACATATTTGATCAAAAAAGGCTTTGTGATTCCAAGGTATAGCACTCACTTGATACATAGCACCTGCTGCTGTGACTTCAAACGTTACATTTATCAAAGACAATACTAAATTGTGCGATGGCAATATTTTTGTATTATTGTTATCATCAAAACCTTTAAATGTGCATTTGAATAAAAATGGTGCATTCAAATAACTTACACCAACACCAAGTGCTTGCTCAGTTGCAATACTTAAACTTTGAAAAAATAACCCAACGCTACCTGGTTCTATTACTTGAAAATCAATTTGTATTGCATTTGAAAAACTAGTTCCTGGATTAGCAGTAGGCAAGTAGCTTGCATTAACATTGTCTATAAAAAATTCAACATTTGTTCCAGTATCGTCCTCAATAGCTGTAGTTATACTTTTGTCAGAGAACCCTCCAGACTTGATAATGGTAACTGCTGCACCATCTTTATAACTTTGTTCGCCGTTGGCTTGTCTAGCGTTTAAAACACCAAATTCAAAGTTATAGTTGTAGGTAGCAAAACTGTTTAAAGGGTTTTCTAATGCCATTTATCCTCCAAGCACAGAGTCAAGTGTAGTTTTTTGCGGTAATTTAATAGTTGTTCCTGCTCTAAAATCAAAGACTGGATCTTTGATAATATCCATGTTGCGTAGAGCAAATACCCACCATAATTTTGCATTACCATATAAGTCAAAACTTAACAAATCTGGTCTATATGTATATTGCGGTTCAATAGTATATGTTACATCATTTTCTACTGCGGGTAAAAATCTTGGTTGGTATATATCCATGTAACTTTCATTTATAGGTGTTTCAAAGTAAGGACTTGAAGCTGAATATTTTGCCATTAGATAAATCCTCCATTAGTTTTATTGCCAATGTAATCACCTTTAATAAATGATTCTAAGTTAAAATTCTTTTGTGCTGTTCTACTGTATGCTGGAGCAACTGTTACGTTAATAGTGCTTAATGTAGGAACGTAACAATAATTACCAGACACATTTATTTGATCATCAAGTGATACCTGATCTTCTAAAGGAACTTTGATGTAATCTACTGCATTTGGTAAATCTAGGTTAAACATCTTTACAATAACAGGTGTATGGTCAAATATAAAATTACCATATCCAGATAATGCCACTCTAGGCGGTGGATGACCTTGCAAAGGTCCTTGCCCATAGAACATTTTTGTAATACTTCTTAAAAAATGCACTGCTGCTACCCAATATGCTCCGTCTCTTTCGTTTTCTACAGGAAATTCTGCACTAATTGTGATATCTTCTATCCTACTTGATTCATATACATGATAAGGATAGTTTGTATGCACAGGTTGTATTTGATCATAATTTGCCATGCTAGACAAAAGAATCTGTGGTGTTGTAGGAAAAACTAAACTGTAATCACTTAAAAAAAGAGGTGACAAAATTTGACTTTGCGTAAAATAATCCGGTGCAGCAGGAAGATGAATACGCACACGCCAATCTTCGCCGTTTTGTTGATTACCTGCGGCTAATCTTGCTTGTCTTACTGTTGCAGTATTAGGTGAAGCACCGTAGCTTACTTGTGTTCCTAATCTACCCTGGCTTACAAAGGTAATAAAGTCTTCTGCATTGCCAGAAGAAAATACCTTTCTTGCAGCATCAATTGTGCGCACTGTTTTTACAATTGGATTACTATTAAAAGCTGTTTGCACAGTGTTTACCAGCTGACCAACTACATTTATTACAGACATATTCAATCTCCTATATAGTATTTAGTTGACAAAATTATCTACGTAGTTTATTATAAATACAAGTAAGGAGACCTCATGGCAAGAAGAGTTAATTATCTCAACAACAAAGACATGTTAATTGAGATACATAGATCAAAAAATTCATTTGCAAGTTATTTAGAAAAAGAACATGCAGACTACGATTTAATTTTGAATAGTATTGATAAAATCAATGTTAGAACTATTGCTGAAGCAAAACGTGCAAAAGCAAAAAAACAATCAAATGAAATTTATGAACAAGCTAAAGCAAATGGTAAAAAAGTTAAACAAGCCGAATGCGAAGTAGATTACAGAAAAATCAAAAAAGACGAACTAATATTTCGTATTATGACATTTGAACACATTCCTGAAGAGCCAGGACGTAAGAAAAACCCTAAAACAGAAGCAGATAAAAAAACAAAACTACCTTTTCCACCTTATCAGCACTACAAGTTTGATGAAAACGATAATTTAATTTGTGTAGGCAAAAGTCATTGGGTTGGTGGCATGGAAAATGGACATTTTTCAAAAGATCACGGTAAGGCAACTAACAAACTTGCTATGATGTGGATGAAACTTGTAGATAGATATGCTACTAGAGGCAATGTTCGTGGATATACTTATAATGACGAAATGAAAGGTCAAGCAATATTGCAACTTGCACAAATTGGTTTGCAGTTTGATGAATCAAAATCACAAAACCCATTTGCATATTACACAGCCGCAGTTACAAATAGCTTTGTTAGAGTGATTAATTTGGAAAAACGTAACCAAAATATTAGAGACGATATACTAGAAATGAACGATCTTAACCCAAGTCATACTAGAATGCACCAAGGCGAATGGGAAGCAGCCTTGCGTAGAGAAAAAGAAAGTAATTGACAATCTCAAAATAATGTTTTATACTACAAGTTGGTAGAAGGAATAACAATTTGTTTAAAAAAGCCGCTGTCTTTACGGATATCCACTTTGGATTGAAGGGTAATTCGCGAGTTCATAACCAAGATTGTGAAGAATATGTAGATTGGTTTATCAAAACTGCAAAAGAACATGGGTGTGAAACAGCCTTGTTTACTGGTGACTGGAATCACAACAGAAACAGCTTAAATTTAACAACTATGGATTCTGGTATACGCAGTTTAGAAAAGCTAGGTGCAGCATTTGATAAGTTTTATATGTTTGCTGGCAATCACGATTTGTATTACAAGGATAAACGTGACGTAAAATCTACTGAATTTGCAAGACATATACCTGGTGTGACAGTTATTGAAGATATACATATCGAAGATGACGTTGCATTAGTGCCTTGGTTAGTAGGTGACGAATGGAAACGTATGAGTAGCATTGAAGCAAAGTATCTGTTTGGACACTTTGAACTTCCTAGTTTTTACATGAATGCTATGGTGCAAATGCCAGATCACGGCGAACTGAAAAGCGAACACTTTGTAAATCAAGAGTATGTGTTCAGTGGACACTTCCACAAGCGTCAGAAGCAAGGCAAGATCCACTACATTGGTAATGCTTTCCCACACAACTATGCAGATGCTTGGGATGATGACCGCGGTATGATGATATTAGACCGTGAGAATGGTGCAGAACCAGAGTATATCAACTGGCTAGACTGCCCTAAGTATAGAACTGTAAGGCTATCTCAGTTGATCGATGAAAAAGATACAATGCTAAAAAGCAAAATGTATCTAAGAGTTACCTTAGACTTGCCAGTAAGTTATGAAGAAGCTAGTTTCATTAAAGAAACATTTATTAGAGATTATGATTGCCGTGAAATAACACTTATTCCACAGAAACAACTTGAAGAAATAAACACAGAACTTGACATTGCACAGTTTGAAAGTGTTGATCAAATTGTTAGCAACGAAATTATGGCAATTGACAGTGACAACTTTGATAAGGCATTGTTGTTAAACATTTACAATGGTTTAGAATGATTAAATTAAAAGATCTTACAGTAAAAAACTTTATGAGTGTGGGTAATGTTACCCAAGCAGTTGATTTCCAAGAGGATCAACTCACTCTAGTGCTTGGTGAAAATTTAGATCAAGGAGGTGACGACACTGGATCACGAAACGGAACAGGCAAAACTACAATAATCAATGGATTATCTTACGCCTTGTTCGGCCAAGCACTAACAAATATCAAGCGTAACAACTTGATAAACAAAACCAACAGCAAGGGCATGTTGGTTACACTAAACTTTGAAAAAGGTGGTAACAAATACCGCATTGAACGTGGTAGATCGCCTAACATACTAAAGTTTTACGTAAACGACAGTGAACAACTTGATGAATTAGAAGATAACAGTCAAGGCGACAGTAGAAAAACACAAGAAACTATCAATGACTTGTTGGATATGAGTCATGATATGTTCAAACACATTGTTGCACTTAATACATACACAGAACCTTTCCTAAGTATGCGAGCAAATGACCAAAGAGCTATTATTGAACAGCTACTTGGTATTACAATACTTACAGAAAAGGCAAATTTATTAAAAGACAGTATCAGATTAACAAAAGATACTATTACAGAAGAAACATTAAAGATAGAAGCTATACAAAAAGCCAACGAAGGCATTGAAAACACTATTAACAATCTAAAACAAACGCAACGTGCATGGAAAGCCAAGCATAATACCGATATTGAACGTTTAGAGTCTGCTATTATAGAGCTAGAACAACTAGATATTGATGCAGAATTAGATAGTCATGAAAAATTGCAAAATTGGACTGAGTTAAACGCTGCAATTGCTGCACTTAACAAAGAAAAAGCCACATTAGAAAGTGCTCTAATGAGAGCAAACAAAAGTGTAGATAACGCAACCAAGGATATTGCAGAACTTGACGATGCTACTTGTTATACATGTGGACAAGCACTACATGAAGACAAAAAAGCAGAGATTCTTGCAACTAAAAGCAAAGATTTGCAAGATTCTATGGCATATCAGACAGAAGTTGCTGGAAAATTAGATGATGTTGTTAAAGGTCTTAACAAAATTGGTGATATCAACGGTCGTCCTACAACATTTTATGAAACTGTAAAAGAAGCATATGAACATAGAAACAATGTAGATAATTTGAAGAAATCTTTGCTAAGTAAACAGCAAGAAGAAGATCCTTACCAGGCACAAATTAACGATTTAACCAATACAGCATTACAAGAGATCAATTGGGCACCTATTAACGAACTAAACAATGTAAAAGAGCATCAAGACTTCTTGTTGAAGTTACTTACAAACAAAGATTCGTTTATTAGAAAGAAGATTATTGATCAAAACTTAGCATATCTAAACAATAGGCTAACTTACTACTTAGATAAAATAGGCTTACCGCATCAAGTTGTGTTCCAAAATGATTTAAACGTAGAAATTACACAGCTAGGACAGGATTTAGACTTTGATAACTTGTCACGTGGCGAACGTAACAGGCTAATACTCGGTCTTTCCTTTGCATTCCGCGATGTTTGGGAAAGTTTATATCAAGGCATTAACTTGTTGTTCATTGACGAGCTTATTGATAGCGGAATGGACACAGCAGGCGTAGAAAACAGCATAGGCATACTGAAAAAGATGACTAGAGAGCGTGATAAGAACGTTTTCTTGATTAGTCACAAGGA